TCACGCTTTCTCCTCGAAGCGCCGCGCGATCTCCCGCTGCGCCTGCCAATCCACCGGCAGCGGGTTACGCTGAAACCAGATTAAGCTCATCCGGCTCGGTTGGCGGCCGTCCATGAGCATCTCGATGATGTCGGGCGCAAACAGCGTCAGACGCAGCAGTTCGTTGACCACCGAGTGATGCAGCCCCTCGGCGCGCGCGATGGCCGAGCCGCTTGGCATCTCGCCGTTGTCCAGCAGCCGTTGCCAGTAGTAGGCACGCGCTATTCCTTCGATTAGCGTGCTGTCATGCGCCGCGCGGTTGTCGACCGCGTACTGCACGAGCCGCCGCACGCCACGACGGCGCAAGGTCATCGGCACGAAGGTTTCCAACCTCCCGTCCTTCACGTCTCGACCTCCAGCAGTTCCGCGCCAATGCTCTTGGGTGCGAACTCGCCGATCAAGGCATCCCAGCCCAGCTCACGCCACCTCACCTTGATGCCCTGCATCTCGTCGGTGTGGACGAGATCGATGCGCTCGATCATCAGGTTGGCGATACGGTGGCGCTCGACCGGGAAGAGCTGATCCCACACGTCGTTGAGGCGGCCCATCGCCATGACCGTGGTGGCCTCCTCGATCTGCGCGCCGTTGCGTTGGACGTGTCGCACGACCGCTGCAATAGATTCAGGGCTGGTCAGTACCGTGCGGATCTGAGCCACCACCGCCGCCTCGATCTCGGCAGCAGGCAAGCGCTCAAAGCCCTTGCCCGGCGCGCCGAAGCGGCTCTCCGACTTGGAGACGTAGTACTGGTACTTGCGCCCGTTCTTGCGCGAGTAGGTCGGGTACATCCGCTCGCCCGAGGGCGCGTACAGCAGCCCGCGCAGCAATGCGTCGTTGCGCGATCTGATCTTCGTTTCCACCGACCGGGCATGGCTGTCCTTGGCCAGCACGGCATGGACCTTGTCCCATAGATCGCGCCCGATGATCGGCTCGTGCGCGCCAGGGTGCCAGTGGCCCCGGTTCGACAACTCGCCAAGATAGATGCGGTTGCGCAGCACCTTGTGGAGGTACTTCTTGTCGATGCGGGTGCCGGTGCGTACGCGCCCGTCCTGCGTCGTCCACGCCTTGGTCGTGATGCCCTCGGCGGTCAGCCGCGCTGCGATCTGCGTGGGCGAGCCGATGGTGAGCATCTCCTCGAAGATCCGGTGCACCACCGCCGCCTCGGCCTGGTTGACCACCAACTGGCGATTGACCACGTCGTAGCCGATGGTGGGCACGCCGCCCATCCACAGGCCCTTCTTCTTGGCAGCGGCGATCTTGTCGCGGATGCGCTCGCCGGTGACCTCACGCTCGAACTGTGCGAAGGACAACAGGATATTGAGCGTGAGTCGTCCCATCGAGGTCGTGGTGTTGAACTGCTGGGTGACCGAGACGAACGATACGCCGTGCCGCTCGAACACTTCGACCATCTTGGAGAAGTCGGCCAGGCTGCGCGTGAGGCGGTCGATTTTGTAGACCACCACGATGTCGATCTGACCACGCTGGATGTCGGCCATCAGGCGCTTCAGGGCTGGGCGCTCGGTGTTGCCGCCGGAGAAGCCGGGATCGGCGTAGTCGTCCGCGACAGTGATCCAACCCTCGCTCCTCTGGCTGGCGACGAAGGCGTGGCCGGCTTCCTTCTGCGCATCGATGGAGTTGAATTCCTGGTCGAGCCGCTCGTCCGAGGACACCCGGCAGTAGACCGCGCAGCGCTTGCGCGCCTTGGGCGAAGCGATCTCGGTCATCAGGCGTCTCCCTTCAGGCCGAAGAAGTACGGCCCGCTCCAGTGCTGCCCGGTGATGTGCCGGGCCACTGCCGTCAGGCTCTTGAAGCTGTGCCCCTCATACTCGAAACACCCCTCGGCGGTGACCGTCACCCGGTGCTCGCGCTCGCCCCATTCGCGCAGCAGCACGGTTCCCGGCGCGAAGTTGAACGAGCGCGGCTTGGCGCGCGGCTTGATCTTGGAATGCTTCGCGCCGATGGCCTCGAGGCGCTGACGTGTCTCGGGCGTGAGGCCACCAAAGGCTTCCTCCTGCATCTTGTATGCGATGCGGGATTCGACGTGCATGCGGTTTGGGTAGTCCGGGCGGCGCTCGAAGTACCGATCCCAGAGCACCCAGAGCTCAGCCATCGGCAGGTGGCCCAACTCAGCGATCCGGGCGGCGACAGATGCTTGTTTGTCGTTCATCACAACCTCTCCTGTTGATAAGGGGTTGTATGAACACGCTGGTCGGGCAGGAAGCCAAGGCCAACTGCTCTCTGTTTTGGCTCGTCCGCGACAAGTGTGCGGACGATCGCGGCCGCAAGGATGACCGTGATTTCGTCAGCGCGGGCGCGGGCGGACATCTCCGAGGGAGATGCGAGTTCGATGTTCTTCATGACGGCTCCGGGGAATAGCAACCGTCAGGGATAGTGAGCCTGATCCTCCGAAGCGGATGGCAACGCAGGGCATAACTTGCAAAAGTTGAAAAGCAAGAAAATCTTGCATAATAAAATACGCAAGACTAGAATGTCCTTTTAGGAGGTGACCGCCATGCTCGAAAAAATCTCGCAAAAGCTAATCGGCTACCGCGTCAAAGCGGCGCGCGAGGCCAAGGGCTGGACGCAGGATCAGCTCACCCAAGGACTCGGTCTCAATGACCGCCAATCGGTGTCCGACATCGAGAACGGCAAGCGCGCGCTCAAACCGGACGAGATGCTGGCGCTGTCCGATCTGCTTGACCGTGACATCGAGTTCTTCATTGACCCGTTTGCTGTTGCCGGTGAGGCACAGTTTTCTTGGCGTGCTGCGCCCGAGCTACCAGAGGACAGCCTGGACGGGTTCGAGCTGCGCGCCGGCCAGTGGATCGGCTTGCTGCGCTGGCTGCGGGAGAGCGAACAGGGTCGCATCAATCCGCTCAAGCACAGCCTGCGCCTCACGATGCAGTCCTCGTTCGAGGAGTCGATCGCGCGTGCCGAGGATCTAGTCGAGGCACTGCAGTTGGGCAAGATTCCGGCAGAGCGTCTGATCGAGAGCACCGAACAGGTCCTCGACATCCCCGTCTTGTTCGTCGACACCATCGAGACGCCGGAAGGCGACTCGGTCTCGGGCGCCACCTGCCATCTGCAGGATCTTGGCGTGATCCTGGTCAACCGGAACGAAGCAGAGGCACGCCGCTTCTACGACCTCGCGCATGAGCTATTCCATGCTTTGACCTGGGACGCCATGAAGCCCGAGCACCGCGAATCCAATTCCTTCGAGGAGCGCGGACGGACCCGCCGCATCGAACAACTGGCCAACAATTTCGCCGCTGCGCTGCTGATGCCCACCAACTCGCTGGAGCAATTGATCGACAAGCGCCACATCACCGATGCCGGCCACCTCGCCGACGTGGCGGCGCAGCTGCGCGTTGCCCCTGTGGCGCTCGCATGGCGGCTGTTCAACATGAAATGGATCGACGAGGGCACGCGGGAGGCACTGCGCCACGAGCGTCAACGCGTACCGGTCGCCGGGACGCCCAAGCGTTTCTCCGCCGGCTTTGTCGGCCTGCTCCACCGCGCCATCGATGGCGGCCGGCTCTCCGCGCGCAAGGCCGCCAAGGCCATGGGCATGAGCCTGCCGCAACTATCCGACCTCTTCACCGAGCACTCGCTCGCAGCCCCTTTCGAACTATGAGGGGCCGTCATTTATGCCGAAGCTCCGCGTCTTTGCCGACACCAATGTCATTCTCGAAGCTTTTCGCACCGGTTGCTGGACGGCAATCTGCCAACAGTACGCCGTCGAGACCGTTGAGAAGTGCATCGAGGAAGCCCTGACCGGGGACCCGGACGATCCCCGACGAGTTCACGTCGACCGCGACACACTGGTCGGCGGCCTCGCCGGTCGCCACGCCGTTGGCAAGCGCGAACTAGCCACCTTCATCCTGACTCATCCGGAGTGCCAAGGCCTCGACGATGGCGAGATGCACCTGCTTGCCTGGCTGCACGCGCAGGGATTGCTGCCGAACGCCCTCATCATGGTCTCGACGGCCGACAAGGCTGCCATCGTTGCCACCGGCCGGATCGGTTGGCTCGATTCGGTGGTGTCGCTTGAACACTTGGCACAGCACTCCGGCGTGACGCGAGGCCAGCTCGACAGCCTGGCGCGCCACTACCGGACCCAATGGCTCGACGAAATCAAATTCAAGGTTCGCTTCGGGATCATCCCGTAATTCCGCAGCAGCGCCGAACCGCGCTGCCCGGGACTCGAGGCAGGCTGCCGGCGCATTTTCCATGAAAGGAGCTGGCAGCATGGCAGAGGTCGAGCAGAATAAGGTTCAAGAACAAGCAGCGACCTATCTTCCTCAGGTCGATCCACAGACAGGGCGTCACCGGGCTCAGGACAACGGTGCCGAAATCCTCCCGCATCTCGAACACTTCGTCCGACTGGTGCGGCGGGTGAAGCGCCCGGCGCTGCTGCGCAGCCTAGTCGAAAACGCCAACGGAGGCGAACTGGTGATGCTCGCCGCGCTGACCGGCGGCGCAAACGGAACGCTGCAGCTTCCGACACGCAATGCCTTATTCACTCTGGTTTCGTCGCTGCCAGACGGTGTGCAATCGCGTCTTCGGGATGCGGCCGAACGCATTCTGCTACTCGGCGACGAGTACGGCGCGCAGGCGGTCAAGGACATGCTTGATCCAGGCGACCCTGCAGATGCGGCAGTACTCCTCGCACCGACCGACAAGCTGAGCCAGGCGCTCCATCTTTTCCTGAGCCAGGAATATCCGGCCGTGACCGGCTCCGATGATCGCCGCTTCGACCATGCCGAGGCGCGCCAGGAGATGCTGCGCGAGAGCGTCAGCCGCAAATACTCCAGCCACTATCTCGGCCCCAAGGGGATTGATCCCAAGCTTGGCGCGGACATCGACCAGGCGTTGCGCCAGCGTCTGTTTGAACTATTTCCCGACATCAATCCGACGGACATGCTCGTCGAGGTGTTCCATCGTCGTGAAGGGAATGCGGAAACCGCCCCAATCGTTCTTTACACACTCAAGGCGTCGTTCAACGGCTCGCATGTCCACTACCGGAAAGTGAAGGACGGCGAGATGATTGACCACGACGATTCCGCAGTGACCAGCGCCGAATTCGCCTGGCAACCGGCCAAAGGAACACTGGGCGTGTTCTGTGAGGACAAAGAGGTGCGACCGGAACTTGCCAAGCTGTTCCGCGACGTTGTCCTGGGCGGCAACGGAGAATTCGGCGAGATGCCGATGCGCGAATTCGATCTCACCGGCTTCTCTACCCCGGCGATGCTGGATCGCGTCGGCAAGGACCGCATCGACGGTGTCGAAGACATCGCCATCCAGCACATCGTCATTGCCAAGCCCCACCTCTGCCAGACCGTCGTGCACGGCAAGTCGGTGAGCCGCATGGCGGTAAGTGATTTCCGGATTCGCAAACACCGCTACGACGACCGGGACATCTACGCGATCGCCAGAGACGACGGCAAACTCGCCGACCTGACCGAATACGAGATCGTCAAGGTCAAGCTTTCGATCAAGATCGGCAAGACGTCGTTCCGGCGCGCACATCGGGTGATCGTGGAGATTACCGCGCCTAACGGCTTCTCTGATCGCAGCAAGACGGAGAAAGATGCCGAACTCGTTTTCGCCCAGCTCGAGCGCCTCGGCTGCGCCTGGCAGTATTGAGCTCCGTGCCGATGCACACCGAATATCTGCAGCTCCTGGAGCGCAGTCCGCAGATCGGGGGCTTGCTCGGCGCGCAGCAACTGCACGGGCGGATGCAGGATTTCCTGGCGCGACGCTGGCTCGTCCTGGACGGATACCAGACCCATCTGCTGGTTCCGGTGCGGGATGGTCATGAAGACGTCGAGGTCGAGATCGACGAGGACTCGGGCGTTTTCCGCTACCGGAGTCCCGGGCAGCGGTCGCGGGTCATCACGCGCCCGCTGGCCGAGATCGCGCTGTATGCGGTCAATGTCGAGGCATGGCTCGACGAGTTGACGGACGCTTTCGGAATCGAACCTTCACGTCGTGCGCGCAAACCGACGTTGATCGCCAATCATTTCTGGCATCTCGGCGACGTCCGAATCGCACGAAGCCATGACTTCGCTCCGATCTATGTCGCGCGCCGTCTGCAAGATTGCTCGGCGGATTGGCGCGACTCTTTGATCGATCGCATCCGCCCCGGCCAAGGAATAGTTCTGTCTGCCGGAAAGGCGAAAGAGTGCCTGCCGAACGGACATCAGGTGCGGGCGCTCGACGAACTCTTGTTCGATGGGCCAGAGGGCGTTTCGCTCGACACGGCCGCGCTCGACCGGCTGCTCGTGGGACCGCCTGCCGATGCAGCCAATCCGGACGAATACTTCGACGGCCGAACGGGTGCGCTCAAGTTGCTGCATATGGAGCAAGCCAGGATATTCGACGGTATTCAGAAGAAGGTCATCGCCCTGTTCTGGAAGGAGCGTCACACGGCAGGCCTGAAGTGGACCGCCGATGTCAGGGCGCAGACCAATTGCGCCAAGGACCCCGATTCCGTGTTCGGCAAAGGTGCCTGGCAGGCCTGGCTGGAGCGCGTCCCCGACAGTCGCGGGTTCTACCGTTTGCGCACGGCAAAGCGCGCCACCTGAGCGTTTCCCCGTTTCGCACATTTCCGGCGATTTATCCGGAAATGCATCCGGACATCATCCGGCGTTCGATTCGAAGAATAAGCAGTGCCCACTTTCATCAAAGGAGCACTGCCAATGCGAAATATTCCTCCATCTGTTCAAGCCGAAGCGAGCGACTGCAAAGTCCATCGCCTCGCCCTCAACGAGTATGAACTCGCCGCTCGCTGGGGCCTCTCCGTCAAGACCCTGCGCCGCTGGCGACAGGAACAACTCGGCCCCGTCTTCTGCAAGCTCGGCGCGCGTGTCACCTACCTGATCTCCGAAGTCGAAGCCTTCGAGCGGCGCGTCTCGCGCAACTCGACATTCGCTCGGGCGTACCAGTGATGGAGGTGGCCATGACCGATCTGACCATCTTTCCCCTCGACATCGCCGAGATGTCCGTCAGCCAGCTGGCTGCGCTGCCGCCCGATCAGAAGCGCGAGGTCGACAAGAACCTCGATGCCGCCATCGACTGGCTCAAGAAAGCCCGCGTCAAGTTCGACGCGGCGCTTGAGCAGTGTTACGGCGAGCAGGCCCGCACCGCGCGCCTCGATGCCGGCAAGGACTTCGGCGTCATCCACATCTCGGACGGCCCGCTGCGCGTGACTGTCGATCAATCCAAACGCGTGTCCTGGGACCAGGCGCAGCTGGCCGCGATTGCGCAACGCATCGCCGCCGCCGGCGACAACGTCGAGCACTTCATCGACGTCGAGTACAGCGTGTCCGAATCCCGCTTCAACAACTGGCCTCCGGCGCTGCGCGCACAGTTCGAGGCCGCCCGCACCGTCAAGCCCGGCAAGCCGTCGTTCCGGCTGGCCCTCATTTCGGAGAACTGATCCATGAGCACCCAACTGATCCCGTTCGACTTCGAGGGCCGGCAGGTCCGTGTGGTGGCCGATGCCCAGGGCGAGCCGTGGTTCGTCGCGGCCGACGTCGCCCAGTTCCTTGAATACCGCATGGCCAGCGACATGACCCGCTCGCTCGATGACGACGAAAAGGGTACGCAGATTGTGCGTACCCCCTCAGGCGATCAAGAGATGCTGGTCATCAACGAGTCCGGTCTCTACTCGGCGATCCTCAAGAGCCGCAAGCCCGAGGCCAAGCGCTTCAAGCGCTGGGTCACGCATGAGGTTCTTCCGACCATCCGCAGGACCGGCACCTACGCGATGCCGAACGCCGTGGCTGCGCTTCCGGCGCCGACCCAGGACCGCGTCTCCTCGATCCTGCTGATTGGCGAGGCCGTGGCCAAGGTGCCCGGCGTGAAGGTCGGCATCGCGATGGCGGCGACGCTGACCTGCATCCACGAGAACACCGGCATTGCCGTCGAGACACTGCGCCGCGCACTGCCGGCCGCCGACGCCCCGATCTGTTCGCTCAACGCCACGCAGGTCGGCCAGATTCTTGGCATCTCGGCAAAGGCCGCCAACCAGCGGCTCGCGCGTCACGGGCTGCAGATGCGCAATGATCGCGACGAGTGGGAGCTGACCGAGGCAGGCGAAGCCTGGGCCGAAGCCATGCCGTACTCGCGCAACGGCCACAGCGGCTACCAGATCCTGTGGAACCCGGCGGTCGCCGAGCAGTTGAAGGAGGTGGCGTGATGGCGCTCCCGATCATTACCGCCGACCAACGGCTGGCCGAGCGGCGCGGCGTCAAGGGCGTGCTGGTCGGCAAGGCCGGCATCGGCAAGACCTCGCAACTGTGGGCGCTCGATGCCGACTCGACGCTGTTCATGGACCTGGAGGCCGGCGACCTGGCCGTCGAGGGCTGGGCCGGCGACACCGTCCGCCCGCGCACCTGGCGGGAATGCTGCGACCTCGCCGTGTTCATCGGCGGCCCGAACCCGGCGCTGCGCGAAGACCAGCCGTTCAGCCAGGCGCATTTCGACGCCGTCTGCGCCCGCTACGGCGATCCGGCCCAGCTCGGCAAATACCAAACCATCTTCGTCGACTCGATCACGGTCGCCGGGCGCCTGTGCCTGCAGTGGTGCAAGGGCCAGCCACAGGCCTATTCGGAGAAGACCGGCAAGCCGGATGCCCGAGGCGCCTACGGCCTCTTGGGCCAGGAAATGATCGCCTGGCTCACCCACCTGCAGCACACGCGGGGCCGGAACGTCTGGTTCGTCGGCATCCTCGAGGAGAAGGTCGACGACTACAACCGCCGCATCCAGCAGCTGCAGATCGACGGCTCCAAGACCGGGCTGGAACTGCCCGGCATCGTCGACGAGGTCATCACGCTCGCCGAACTGAAGGCCGAGGACGGCACGGGGTACCGCGCCTTCGTCTGCCACACGCTGAACCCCTGGGGCTATCCCGCCAAGGATCGCTCCGGCCGCCTCGAGCTCGTCGAGGAGCCGCACCTCGGCCGCCTGATGCAGAAGATCGCCAGTGCCGCCCGCCCCGTGCCCGAGCGGCTCGATTTCACGCGCCCGGCTGCCACCACCGAAACCAATGCATCCGCGCAGGAGTAAACCATGACCACCTGGAACGATTTCAACGACGCAGAACAGCAGCAGGACTTTGATCTCATCCCCAAGGGCACCGTCGCCCGCCTGCGCATGACCATCAAGCCGGGCGGCTACGACGACCCGGACCAGGGCTGGGTTGGCGGCTACGCCACGCAGAGCTTCGAAACCGGCTCGGTCTACCTCGCCTGCGAGTTCGTGGTGCTGGAGGGCGAGTACGCGAAGCGCAAGCTGTGGTCGAACGTCGGCCTGTACAGCCCCAAGGGCCCGACCTGGGGGCAGATGGGCCGCAGCTTCATCCGCGCCGCGCTGAACTCTGCGCGCAACGTCCCTCCCCAGGACATTGGTCCGCAGGCGGCGGCCGCGCGCCGCATCCAGGGTTTGCACGAACTGGACGGTTTGGAATTCGTCGGCCGCATCGATGTCGAGAAGGACGCCAAGGGCGAGCTGCGCAACGTGGTCAAGCTCGCGATCGAACCGGGGACGCCCGAGTACGCGCAGGCGCTCGGCCTGCCTGTACCGCAGAAGACGCCGGGCGGCGGCACCTCCGGCGCACCGGCCGCGCCACGTGCTCCCGCACCTGTCGCATCCCACCCGGCTCCGGCCACCGGCAAGCCCGCTTGGGCGCAGTGAGGAGGGCGGATGAAATGCTGGGTCTGCAAACGACAGGCGCGCGGATACGGTCATGCCGACAGCCGTCATGGGGTCGGCGATCCGCGGCGCTATCCCCTGGACTGGGTGTTCTGCTCGCGCCGCTGCCAAAACGCGTTCCACACGCTGTACGGCAGCTGGGCACAAATCAAGGATGGGTACTGCTTCAAGGGAGGGATCGCGATGATCGACGCCTCTGAAATCGAGCGGGCCGCGATGCGCCGATGCCTCAAGGCCTTCGGTGAAGCGGCCGGATACATCGGCTTTCACAAGCCCCTGGGTGCCTACTCGGAAGCCGAGGCGCTCCAGGTGATCGACGCCATCGTCACCTGCTACACGGAAGCGATGGTCGAACACCACGAGGCGACCCGATTGCCACCGGTACACGGTATCAAGCAAGCCGTCAGCGATCCGTTCGCCGATCTCGAGGACGACCTGCCGTGGGAGACAAAGCCATGATGGATTTCAACGCCTCGGCCACGCTCTCCGGCCAGGTTACGGCGCTGGTCGACCTCGGGATGCAGCGTGCGCGCGCACAGCAAGCCTCGCGGCAGTACCTCGGCGCGTCGCGCCTGGGCGTGGCGTGCGAGCGCGCGCTGCAGTACGAGTACGCGCATGCGCCGGTCGATCCAGGTCGCAACGTCGAAGGCCGCATGCTGCGCATCTTCGAGCGCGGTCACGTGATCGAGGACTGCATGGTCGATTGGCTGCGTGCGGCCGGCTTCGATCTGCGCACGCGCAAGAGCGATGGGGAGCAGTTCGGCTTCGAGGCGGCGGACGGACGGCTTCAGGGCCACGTCGACGGCGTGATCGTTGCCGGCCCGGAAGGCTTCCGGTATCCGACGCTCTGGGAGAACAAGTGCCTCGGCGCGAAATCTTTCCGCGAGCTGGAGAAGCACCGGCTCGCGGTGGCCAAGCCGGTCTACGCAGCGCAGGTCGCGCTCTACCAAGCCTATCTCGACCTGCACGAGCACCCGGCGCTGTTCACGGCAGTGAACGCCGATTCGATGGAGATCTACGCCGAGCTCGTGCAGTTTGACGGCGCACTCGCCCAGCGCATGTCGGATCGGGCGGTGAAAGTCATCACCGCGACGGAGGCCGGCGAGTTGCTGCCGCGCGCCTTCGCCGATTCCACCCATTTCGAATGCCGGATGTGTGCCTGGCAGGACCGTTGCTGGAGGATGCAAGCATGAACGACCAACACCCGGTCGACGTCATCGAGCCGATGATCGATGCCAAGCAGGCCGCCGCCGCGCTGCGCCTGCCGTACTACTGGTTCGCTGACCACGCGATGCGCAGTAAGTACCGGATTCCGCACTACCTGCTGGGCGGACTGGTGCGCTATCGACTGTCCGAACTGTCCGCGTGGGCCGCGCTCAGCGCCGCTGCTCAAGGGCGTGGGGCACATGATGAGGATGCGCCTGTTGAGGAAGCCGAATGATCGACTTCAATGACACCCCACCCTCCCCCGAACGCGACCAGGACGGGGAGCGTGAAGCGATCCGCACCGAACTGCTCGCGCGCATTGAGGCGGTACTGCTGGCGCTGTTCCCGGCTGGCAGAAAGCGGCGCGCCAAGTTCCTGATCGGCGACGTGCTGGGCAATCCCGGCGACAGCCTTGAGGTCGTGCTCGAAGGAGAGAAGACCGGCCTGTGGACTGATCGGGCCACCGGCGACGGCGGTGACGTGTTCGACCTCATCTCCGCCCACCACGGCATCGATGCGCAGCACGACTTTGCGCGCGTGCTGGACGAGGCAGCACGCGTGCTCGGCCGTGTGCGCGAACTTCCAACCACTAAACCGAAGAAGGCGCCGCCGGTCGACGAGCTCGGCCCGGCCACGGACAAGTGGGACTACCTCGACGCCGAGGGCAAGCTCATCGCCGTCGTCTACCGTTACGACCCGCCCGGCGGCAAGAAGGAGTTCCGGCCGTGGGACGCGCGCCGCCGCAAGATGGCTCCGCCCGAGCCGCGCCCGCTGTACAACCAGCCAGGCATCGCCATCGCCGATGCCGTCGTGCTGGTCGAGGGCGAAAAATGCGCGCAGGCGCTGATCGACCTCGGTGTTTGCGCGACCACCGCGATGCACGGTGCCAACGCTCCGGTCGACAAGACTGACTGGTCGCCGCTCGCCGGCAAGGCCGTGCTCATCTGGCCCGACCGCGACAAACCGGGTTGGGACTACGCGATGGCGACCGCGCAGGCGGCGCTCGTCTCCGGAGCCACGTCTTGCGACGTGCTGCTGCCGCCCGACGACCGGCCCGAGGGTTGGGACGCGGCCGACGCCGTGGCCGAAGGCTTCGACGTCGCGGGCGTCCTGGCCGGCGGGCCGCGCATGAGCATCAAGCCCACCAGCATCACGCCGACGCAGGAGCCCTCCGTCTGGGCGACGGACGACGCGCTGGCGCTGGCCTTCACATCGCGCTACGCCGAGGACTGGCGCTACTGTGCGGCCTGGGCCAGATGGCTGGTCTGGGACGGTCGCCGCTGGCAGGCCGACGAAACGCTGCTCGTTCATCACCTGATCCGCGCGATCTGCCGCGAGGCGGCACTCAAGGCCGATTCGCACCGCCTCGCCGCCAAGCTCGCGGCAAGCAGCACCGTCGGCGGGGTCGAACGTCTGGCGCGCACCGATCGCCGGCACGCTTCCACGTCGGAGGAATGGGACGCCGACCTGTTCGCACTCAACACGCCGGGCGGCATGGTCGATCTGAAGACCGGGCGCATCAAGCCGCACGATCGGCGCGAGCGGATGACCAAGCTGGCCACCGCCGCACCGCGCGGGGACTGTGCCCGCTGGCGCGCATTCCTCGACGACATCACCGGCGGCGACGCCGCCTTGCAGGCTTACCTGCAACGGATGGTCGGCTATTGCCTCACGGGCGCGACCAGCGCACACGCGCTGTTCTTCCTGTATGGCACGGGCGCGAACGGCAAGTCGGTATTCGTGAACACGCTGACTACGATCCTGGGCGATTACGCCACCAGCGCGCCGATGGACACCTTCATGGAGGCGCGCGGCGACCGCCATCCGACCGATCTGGCGGGTCTGCGCGGAGCGCGCTTCGTGTCCTCCATCGAAACCGAGCAAGGCCGGCGCTGGAACGAATCCAAGGTCAAGGCCATCACCGGCGGCGACAAGGTCTCCGCGCGCTTCATGCGTCAAGACTTCTTCGAGTACCTGCCGCAGTTCAAGCTGGTGATCGCCGGGAACCACAAGCCGGCCATCCGCAACGTGGACGAGGCAATGAAGCGTCGGCTGCACCTGATCCCATTCACGGTGACGATCCCGCCCGAGAAGCGCGATGGTCAGCTCACCGAGAAGCTGCTGGCCGAACGCGACGGCATCCTCGCGTGGGCAGTCGAGGGGTGCCTGAAATGGCAGCGCGACGGGCTGAATCCGCCTGCCAGCGTCGTGTCAGCCACTGAGGAGTATTTCGACGAGGAGGACGCGATCGGCGACTTCCTCGACGAGGAAGCGCAGCGCTTTGATCAGGCCCGCGTGGCCGTGGCCGACGTGTTCCAGCGCTGGCAAGAGTGGGCCACGCGGCGAGGCGAGTACGTGGGCACCAGCCGCTGGCTGGCCCAGCAGCTTGCCAATCGGGGCTTCGGTCGCGCGCGCCTGCACGGTGGCGTCAAGGGCCTGGCGGGCCTGTCGCTCAAGCCCAAGGACTACGGCACACGCCTGCCGTACCGCGACGACTGACCCACGGTGACCGAAGGTGGCCCGCCCACGGATTGAACCTCTTTACGCGCGTACACGCGCGCAGGCATAGAGCGCAATCTGCAAGCCGGTCACCTTCGGTCACCCGGACGAGAACACGAACGAAGGACTGCAACGATGACAACAACGATTCTTGCCCTCGATCTGGGCACCACGACCGGCTGGGCGCTGCGCAGCAGCGATGGCAGTGTCACCAGCGGCAGCGAGTGCTTCAAGCCGCAGCGCTTCGAAGGCGGCGGCATGCGTTTCCTGCGCTTCAAACGCTGGCTGACCGAGCTGAAAGCACATGTGGACGGCATCGACGCGCTGTATTTCGAGGAGGTGCGCCGGCACGCCGGCGTCGACGCCGCGCACGCCTACGGTGGCTTCCTCGCCACGCTCACCGCGTGGTGCGAGCACCACCAGATCCCGTACCAGGGCGTGCCGGTCGGCACGATCAAGAAGCACGCGACCGGCAAGGGCAACGCGGGCAAGGACGAGATGATCGCGTCGGTCGGCGGGCGTGGCCACTGTCCGACCGATGACAACGAAGCCGATGCTCTGGCGCTGCTGTACTGGGCCATCGAGACGCAGGGGGAATGAGATGAAGATCCCGGTCCCACATTCCCCTTCCTCGCTTGCCCGCCATCAGCCGACGGCCATGGATGTGGAGGCGACCAAGCGTGACGGTTGGCAGCGCCAGCGCATCCTCGTCATCGCCGAGCACGATGAGCGGCTGGATTTCATCGAGCGTGAATTCGTGCGCCGCATCGGCAACCGGCTCTACGGTGCCGCCGGAGGTCGTCATGGCTGAGTGGGACATCGATGCCGTGGCCGCCCGGTTTGCTGAAGCGGCTGACACCAGCCGGCGGCTGCCTCGCGTGGGCGTGCACGGCTACTTCAACGTCTGGCCGGCATTCGCGCGCCGGGAATGGGAAGCGCTCGCCAACGAGGATCGCGAATATCGTCCACCGCCGCCCTCGCCCGCCGCAATCGACCGCATGCTCGAGACGATGAAGTGGGTGCAGTGGCTTGAGGTCGAGCAGCGCTACCTCGTGTGGATGCGTGCCGAGCAGTACGAGTGGCCCGACATCGGCCGGCGCATCGGCTGCTGCCGCACGACCGCATGGCGACGCTGGCGTCGGGCATTGCAGGAAATTGCGAATAAACTCCCTTCCGAATAGGTGATACAGGTTGGAAGCTACGGGTTCGCCAGTCGACCAAGGAACGATAACCGATGAACCACCTCGAGAACTTGATCCGGCAATACTACGCTTGGCAGGGCTATATCGTCCGAACCAACATACTTGTTGGGCGTCGCGAAAATGGCGGGTATGAATGCGAGCTCGACATCGTGGCTTATCGCCATGAGCCAGCCCATCTTGTTCACCTGGAGCCATCGCTCGATGCTCACACGTGGGACAAACGAGAAATCCGCTTCCAGAAGAAATTCATGGCGGGTGAACGGTATATCAAGACGACCGTCTTCCCTTGGCTTCACGATTCAGCGGTGCCAATTGAGAAGGTCGCGATCCTGGTAGCGAGTCCAAGTAATCACGCAACCGTCGGTGGTGGATTGGTGGTCAATCTGGATAGCCTTGTTGGCGAGATATGCAAAGCAGTTCGCGGCTATGGCCTCGTCTCACAGAACGCCATCCCAGAACAGTACGACCTGCTGAGGACAATTCAGCTTGTCGAGTGTGGATACCATCGTCCGCCACCGAAAGATTGAGCCACGTAGGGTAACGCCTTTCGTATTTGTCCACGGTTTGAGGTGTTTGTCCGGTTTGCACGCTTGAACACGTGCAACACTTCGGGCGTTTTCGCGTAGGATTTCCGCTATCGTCTGGACAGTCGTGTGAACGCGGCAAAGCGGCCTGTCCCGCCCCCATTTCCATTTTTCTCGACCCGCCCGGTGCATTGCCTGGCGGGTTTTGTTTTTCTCCTCGATGAACCTGCACATCGACTATCGCCCGATCGAGTCGCTGATTCCGTACGCCCGCAACGCACGCACCCACAGCGATGAGCAGATTGCCCAGATTGCGGCAAGCATTCGGGAATTCGGCTTCAACAACCCGGTGCTGGTCGACGGGCGCCGCGGCGTCATCGCTGGTCACGGTCGACTCCTCGCTGCGCGCCAGCTTGCGATGACCGACGTGCCCGTGATCGAACTCGCGCACCTGTCCGAGACGCAGAAGCGCGCGTTCATCCTCGCGGAGAACAAACTCACGGAACGCGCAGGCTGGGATGGTGAACTGCTGTCGCTCGAGCTGGCCGATCTGCAGGCGGCCGGGTTCGACCTCGAGCTGACCGGCTTCGATGGGAGCGAAATTACTGAACTGCTTGGCGACAACGAATCCGAGGCGGTCGACGGCGACGATGATGTTGACGATGTGCCGGAGGCACCCGCCACGCCGGTCACTCGCTCCGGCGATGTGTGGCAGATTGGCACGCATCGGCTCATCTGCGGTGACGCCGCCGATCCGGCGGTCATCGCGACGCTGATGGGTCAGGATCGCTCATCGTTGTGCTTCACCAGCCCGCCCTATGGCAGCCAGCGCGACTACACGAACACGATCGTCGATTGGGACGGCTTGATGCGCGGCGTATTTGCCGCAATGCCGATGGCCATCGATGGCCAGGTGCTCGTCAATCTCGGCCTGATCCATCGCGACAATGAAGTCATCCCCTACTGGGACGGCTGGCTGCAGTGGATGCAGGCCAGTGGCTGGCGACGGTTCGGCTGGTACGTGTGGGATCAGGGCCCCGGCATGCCCGGTGACTGGAACGGCCGCCTCGCGCCGAGCTTCGAGTTCGTATTCCACTTTAACCGCGAAGCGCGGCGTCCGAACAAGATCGTGCCGTGCAAGCACGCCGGCCAGGAATCGCATCTGCGCGCCGATGGCTCGTCGACCGCGATGCGCAAGAAGGACGGCGAAGTCGGTGGCTGGTCGCACGTCGGCGCGCCAACCCAAGACACCCGGATTCCCGATTCGGTGATCCGGATCATGCGCCACAAGGGCACGATCGGCGATGGCATCGATCACCCCGCCGTGTTTCCGGTTGCGCTGCCCGAGCACATCATGCTCGCCTACTCGGACGCCGGCGATCTCGTGTTCGAGCCGTTCAACGGTTCCGGCACCTCACTTCTTGCGGCCGAGCGTACGGGCCGGCGCTGCCGTGCAGTCGAAATCGCACCTGAATATGTCGATGTCGCGATCCGCCGGTTTCTGAAGCACTATCCCGATGCGTCGATCGCGCTCGCCGACTCCGGCCTAAGCTTCGAGGAAGTCGAGGCTGAGCGCGTCACGTTCCCTAAGGCGAATCATGCGTGATCCAGTCGCCGACGTGAGGATCGAGATGCGTGCGGTGGGTGCGCTGATTCCGTATGCGAACAACGCGAAACTGCACACCGATGCACAGGTGGCACAGATTGCGGCCAGCATCCGTGAGTTCGGCTGGGGCGCGCCGATCCTGGTGGACGGCCAGAACAACGTCATCGCCGGCCATGGCCGGCTGCTCGCCGCGCGCAAGCTCGGACTGACCGAGGTGCCGGTCGTGCCGATGACGCATCTGACCGACATCCAGCGCCGTGCACTGATCCTCGCCGACAACCGGATCGGTGAAAACGCCTCGTGGGACGATGAGTTGCTCGGCATCGAGTTGGCGGCGCTCAGGGATGCGGAGTTCGACCTAACGCTGACCGGATTCTCGGCCGATGATCTGGACGCGCTGATCGCCGGTGATGGCCTCGCGCGTAGCGGGAATACGGACGACGACGATGTCCCGGAACTCCAAGATGCGCCAGTGTCCTGCACTGGCGACGTGTGGCTGCTTGGCGAGCACCGAGTGCTGTGTGGCGATGCGACGCAATCGGATGGGTACCGCACGCTGCTTGGCGACGATGCCGCGCACATGGTGTTCACGGATCCGCCGTACAACGTGAACTATGCTAACAGCGCGAAGGACAAGCTGCGCGGCAAGAACCGTCCGATCCTGAATGACAACCTCGGCGAGAACTTCGAGGCCTTCCTGACCGATGCCTGTCGCCACATGCTGGCGGTCACCAACGGTGCCGTCTACATCGCGATGTCGTCGAGCGAACTGGACAAGCTGCAGTCGGCATTCCGTGCCGCCGGCGGTCGCTGGTCGACCTTCATCATCTGGGCCAAGAACACCTTCACTCTCGGTCGCGCCGATTACCAGCGGCAGTACGAGCCGATCCTCTACGGCTGGCGCGACGGTACCGACCACTTCTGGTGCGGCGCGCGCGATCAGGGCGACGTCTGGCAGATCGCCAAGCCGTCGAAGAACGACCTGCATCCGACGATGAAGCCAGTGGAACTAGTCGAGCGCGCTGTGCGCAACAGCAGCCGCACAGGCGACATCGTGCTGGACCCGTTCGGCGGCTCGGGCACGACGCTGATCGCCTGCGAGAAAACGAACCGCCGCGCGCGGATCATCGAACTGGATCCGAAGTACGTCGACGTGATCGTGCGACGCTGGCAGGACTGGACCGCGAAACAAGCCACCCGAGAGATGGACGGCACGACGTTCAATGACCTAGTCGGACTCCAGTAGCTTCGAGAGACGACCATCCTGGGCGACGCGACTGATGCCGTTGTCAAGCAATTGCCGACATTTGTTCATGTGCCGGACGGGACCCTCTTGAGACGCGGTTTCCGGTTCAGGCTCAGGCGACTCACTGCAGGGCAATAAGAGGCCATGTGTCACCTTCTTGAACTGTCCCATGCGGTCATCTGCTTCGATCGCAAGATTGTCCAGGCATTGGTGTGGGACCACGAAGATCGCCTCAACTTCGTATTCAGCATTGAGGCCGACGCAAACAAAGTGAGAAGGAGCTTTGCTTCCTTTCTTCTTCATTGCCCAGCCCCAGTGCTTGAAGCCATCAACACTCTTGAGGAACTCTTGTTTTCGGGTGGATGTCTTTACGTCGATTCTTATCGACTGGCCATTGCTCTTGTATTCAAGGTCGACGCCACTCTGATTGCCCCTGTGGTCAACATCCTTTCCTTCTGCACGCAGCCTCTTCTTGACGAGCACCTCACCCAAGAAGCCGATGATTGTCGATTTGCTGAGACGAGCACATTGCTCGGATCGAATCACCCTGCGGAGAAGATCAATGACTTCGTCAATCGATTCATTTTCAGGAAGCGCGTTCATTTGCCTGTTCAATGAAACTGGAAAAAGAGCTCAGCTTACCCGAGCCCTGCGATTTCAAACGATCCGATAGACCCGATCGCTGCCTTCGGCCTTGTCCGAGACGATATTGAGGTCGAGCTTCTTCTTGAGGGTGCCGGCGAAGGTGCCGCGTACGGTGTGGGCCTGCCAGCCCGTTGCCTCGCAGATCTGAGCGATGGTCGCGCCTTCCGGGCGACGCAGCATGCTGATCACGAGCGCCTGCTTGCTGTTCTCGCGCGCGCGACGTGGTGCCTTGATTCCGAGGCTGTTTTCGGCGGCTTCGACTGCCGCTTCCATCTCGGGATCTGTGGTGGTCAGCGCTGTCGGGTGTGGAACACCCAGCGCGTCGTAGCCTTCGGCCGCGACAAACCAGTCGGCGCCGTCGCTCGTAATCAGCGTCCGGTTGAGCAGGCCGTCGATCACCTTCTTGCGTGCGCCGCCCTTGATGTTGTCGGGAAACCAGCTGATGCGTCCGTCGGTGTGGTGGATCGCGTAGGCGAGGACTGCGTGCTGCGCCGGGGTCAGGTTCCTGGTCATGGTCGTACTCCTTCGTGGTGGATGACGACTCCATGAAGGCGCTTATCAATCACGAAGCCAAGCTGAATCTGATGCCACGTCGTGCACCGACGCCGTGCCGCTTTCCTGGATGCGCGGCGGTGCTTGCCTCGCCTGGCTACTGCGTGGCGCACCGTGGATGGGTCCACCGTGACTATGGTCGGGCGCGGCGAACGTTCGATGCTGAGTTGGGGTTCTACAAGTCGGCAGCCTGGCAGCAATGTCGTGCTGCATATCTGCGCGCACACCCGGTGTGTGTCGCATGCCAGGGCCGTGGGCGCACGGTCGCGGCAGTCGTGGTCGACCACATGCGGCCGATCAAGGATGGTGGTGCGCGATTCGACTGGGCCAACCTGCAGTCGCTCTGCACGCCATGCCACAACCGCAAGACGGCGACCGAGACCGCGCGGCGCAGTCGTGGTTAAACGCGCCGTGGGCGCGCGATCGAGTTTGTGCCGCGAATTGCCTACCAATCGCGAACCAGCGCCACTGGTGGCCACGTGGGCGCCCGCAGTGGCCCTCGGATGCCCCCAGGGGGGATCAAATCCCTGGGGCCTCGGGCCCGGGGATCGTGCGCGTGCCTCGATTTTTGCGCGTGCAGAATGAAACAGGGGGGATTCCCCCTCAAGACAGTCATGGCAGGACGCAAGCCACTTCCGACCACCGTCAAGAAGATCAAAGGCACGCTGCAGAAGTGCCGTATCAATCCGCGTGAGCCGCAGCCGGCCGGCGATCTGGTAGAGCCGCCCGAGTATATGAGCGAGGGGGCAAAGGATGCGTGGCGCTACGCGATCGATAACGCGCCGGCCCATCTGCTCAAGCGTCTCGATATGTCCGTGCTAGAGGTCTGGGCGTGTGCTGCTGACCTCTACCGCAAGGCGCAAGCAGGCCTCGCCAAGACCGGGCTGCTGATCAAGGCACCAAACACGGGCGTGCCAATGCAATCGCCATACCTTGCGATTGCGAACAAGCAGGCTCAGATCATGACGAAGGCGGCAACCGAGATGGGTTTTACGCCAGCATCGCGCTCCCGCGTCATGCTGCCGGTCGAGGCAGTCGACGATCTCGATCCATGGTCGGAGATCGCCGGCTGATGGCTGTCAGCACCTACGCCGTCACGGCGAGACGGTACGCGGAGGCAGTTGTCGCGGGCGAACTCACCGCCTGCCGCTGGGTCCAGCTGGCCTGCCGGCGGCAACTGGACGATCTGGCCCGATTCAAGGGCAAGGCGAGCCCGTACCGCTTCAACCCGAAGCTGACGGACCGCTCAGGCAAAGCTTTCGCGCCCGCCGACAACCTGTGCGCGTTCATCGAACGCCTGCCCCACGTGAAGGGGCCGCTGGCCGGTGAGCCGATCAAGCTCGAGCCGTGGCAGGTATTCATTCTGACCACCGTGTTCGGCTGGGTGCAGGCCGATGGCCGGCGGCGTTTCCGCCGTTCCTATATCGAAGTACCACGCGGCAACGCCAAGTCGACGCTGTCGTCGGCAGTCGGCCTGTACATGCTCGCGGCCGATGGCGAAGGTGGCGCCGAGGTGTATTCACTCGCCACGACCCGCGACCAGGCGCGTATCGTCTTCGGCGACGCCCAGATGATGGCCCGGCGCAGCGCTGGTTTCCGTTCACGCTTCGGTGTCGCGGTCGGCGCGCACAATATGCACGTGCTCGCCTCCGGCTCTAAGTTCGAGGCGCTATCGGCCGAGGGTTCCACGCTCGACGGCCTGAACATCCACTTCGGCTGCGTCGACGAACTGCACGCGCACAAGACGCGCACGGTTTACGACGTGGTCGAAACGGGAACTGGCAAGCGCAACAATTCGCTGCTGTGGGTGATCACGACGGCAGGCAGTAACCGCTCCGGCATCTGTTACGAGATCCGCACCTTCGTCACGAGGCTGCTCGAAAGCGTGTTCGAGGACGACAGCCAGTTCGGCATCGTGTACGGCCTTGATGACGGCGATGACTGGACAACCGAGGAAGCCCTCGTCAAGGCCAATCCGAACTGGGGCATCTCGGTGCAGCCCGATGTGCTGGTGCCGCTGCAGGCCAAGGCCATGCAGCTGCCGAGCGCAGTCAACAACTTCAAGACCAAGCACCTCAACGAGTGGGTCAATGCTGACACCGCGTGGATGGACATGCGGGCGTGGGACCGGTGCGCCGATGTGGCGCTGGATCTCGACACGTTTGCCGGCCAGCCCTGCTGGATCGGACTGGATCTGGCGAGCAAGACGGACATCGCCGCGCTGATGCTGCTGTTTTCGCATCCGGAGATCGAAGGCGGATTTGCCGTCTTCGGCCGCTACTACCTGCCCGAGGACACCGTGATGGCCACCAGCAACAGCCAGTACGCGGGCTGGATGCGCACCGGACGCCTGACCGTCACGCCCGGCAACGTGATCGATTTCGGGTGGATCGAGGCCGACCTGATCGAGATGTCGAGCCGTTTCCAGGTACAGGGCGTCGCGTTCGATCCCTTCCAGGCGACGCAACTCTCGACACGGATGCTCGCCGAAGGCCTGCCGATGATCGAGGTGCGGCCGACCGTGCTCAATTTCTCGGAACCGATGAAAGCGCTCGAAGCGCTCGTGCTGCAGCGCCGGCTGATCCACGACGGCGATCCGGTGCTCGGCTGGATGGCGAGCAACGTGGTCGCCCACCTCGACGCCAAGGACAACATCTACCCGAGGAAGGAACGCCCGGAGAACAAGATCGACGGGATCGTCGCGCTGATCATGGCGCTCTCCCGTGCGCTCGTCGGTGACGGCACCCCCAGGATGCCCGATGACTACACCCTCATGATCGTATGAGCCCACTCGTCTACAACGCATCGCTCTTGACCGGCATTGTCCTGATCGGCGCGGGCCTCGCGCTCGTCAGCGTGCCGGCTGCGCTGGTCGCCGTCGGCGCGCTGATTCTGGCGTTCACGGTATTCGGCGCGCTCATCGCGAGGAAGTGATTCGTGCTGCTGTCAATGCACCTGAACGCGGACTCCGGCGACCGGTCACCGTGGGGCGATTTCTGGTTCTCGCCGGTGCCATTTCGCGGCACGCCGCACTCGGTCAACGCCGATGCCGCGATGCGGCTTACCGCCGTATTTGCGTGTGTGCGGGTGCTGGCCGAATCCGTCTCGACGCTGCCTTTCATGCTGGTCCGCGAGCAGTCCGACGGTCGCAGGACGCCAGTGCGCCGCCACTGGCTGTATCGCCTGTTCGCCCAGCGTCCCAACGATTTCCAGAATCCGCTGGAATTCCGCGAGATGCTGCAGGGACACTGCACGCTGCGTGGCAATGCGTTCGCGCAGATCGTCTCGAACAGCCGGGGCGAGGTGACGGATCTGCTGCCGCTGCACCCGGACCGGGTGACGATCGAATTGCTGTCCGATACGCAGTGGCGCTACCGCTATACCCGCCGCGACGGCACCGAAATCGTGCTCGCGCGCAGCGAGGTGTTTCACCTGCGCGGCCTCTCGCCGGATGGCATCGTCGGCTACAACCCGATCACGGCAGCCCGTGAGGCGGTCGCGGGAGGCCTGGCCGCGCAGGATTACGGCATGCGCTTCTTCATGAATGATGCGACGCCAGGCGGCTGGATCGAGATGCCGAATGCATTTCCGTCCGACGAGAAGCGGCGCGAATTCCGCGAAGCATGGCAGCGTCAGCAGACTGGCCGCAACCGGCACAAGACCGCCATCCTCGAGTTCGGCATGAAGTACCACGAGCTGGGCCTCAAGAACGAGGACATCCAGTTCATCGAGACACGCAAATTCTCCGTCTCCGAGATCGCGCGCCTCTTTCGGATCCCACCGCACATGATCGGCGACCTGGACAAGGCGACCTTCTCGAACATCGAGCAGCAATCGCTCGAGTTCGTGATCCACACCCTGCGCCCGTGGCTCGTGCGCTGGGAAGAAGCGATCCGCTATTACTTCCTCAGCGAAGACGACGGTCTGAATGTCGAGTTTCCGGTCACGGCGCTGCTCCGGGGCGATGCGCAGGCTCGTGCGATGTACTACCACAACGGGATTCTCGATGGATGGCTCACCCGGAATGAAGCGCGCCGCATGGAATCGCTCGATCCGCTCGACGGGCTCGACGAACCGCTGCGGCCGCTCAACATGGTGGAGGAAAGCGATGCTGAAGATCTCGAACCCGGCCGCGACGAACAAGACACGCCATGAAACACGCCCTGCTGATCTCTGAATTCCTGTCGACGCCCTGGGCGATCATGCCCGAGCGGCTGTCGGCGTTTGCCGGCGTCATTGCACGCTGGTCGGCCGGTACCGTCGCTGATGCCGTCACGATGGCGAGCGTCCGGGCGGATGCTGCCACCGTGGCAGCACGACGGGGCTCGAGCGCGCGCACCGGCAACGGCTCCATCGCCGTGCTGCCGATGTATGGCGTCGTCACGCAGCGGGGCAACATGGCTGACGACATCTCCGGGCCCGGCTCGATGAGCACGCAGATGTTTTCGCAGGCATTGCGCTCGGCACTCGCAGACGAGTCGGTCGACGCCGTCCTGATCGACATCGATTCGCCCGGCGGCAGCGTCTACGGTGTGCAGGAACTGGCTGACGAGATTTACGAGGCACGCGGCCAGAAACCGGTCGTCGCGATTGCGAACAGTCTGGCTGCCAGCGCCGCCTACTGGCTCGGCAGCGCGGCGAGGGAGTTCTACGTGACGCCTGGTGGCGAGGTCGGTTCGATCGGCGTGTGGTCGGCGCACGAGGACTGGTCAAAGGCGCAGGCCGAGGCCGGCGTCACCACCACGCTGATTTCGGCCGGCAAATACAAGACCGAGGGCAATCCATACGGGCCGCTGTCGGCTGATGCGCAGGCCTTCATGCAGGGCCGCGTGGACGACTACTACGGCGCCTTCGTGAAGGCAGTTGCGCGTCACCGGGGCGTGCCGGTGGCCACGGTGCGCGACGGCATGGGGCAAGGTCGTGTGCTGGGCGCACAGGCCGCGAAGGACGCCGGCATGGTCGACGACATGGCCACCTTCGATGACGTGATCCGGCGTATCTCCAAAAACCTGCGCGCATCTGCAAAAGCCCGGGCGACAACAGATCCCCCTGTCCCTCAGGCTCAGCCGACTGCCACCGAGGGCATGGGGCGCATCGCGTGCCGACGGCGTCTCCTCGATCTGATCGGCACGTAACCCATCCTCGTCTCATCTCTCGACCTCGCTTCGGCGAGGTTTTTTCATTTCTGGAGCCCGATATGAGCAAAACCCTCCGTACCCTGCAGCAACGCAAGGCGGCCCTGGTCGCCGACGCGCGCAAGCTGGTCGACGCCGCCCACGCGGAAGACCGTGACCTGAACGAGGCCGAGGCGACGCAGTACGACACGCTGATGGCCTCGATCCAGTCCACGCAGCGCCAGATCGAGCGCGAGGAGGCGCTGATCGAAGCGGAGCGCACAGCTGGCGTGCCGATTCCTGAGGGCGCGCGCATCAGCGTGTCCGAGAACATCGAGCAGGATCCAAAGCGCGGCTTCCGGACGCTGGGCGAATTCGCACGCTCGGTCCATATGGCCACGGTCAACCCGATGCGTGCCGATGAGCGGCTGCGCTACGGTGCGGTGGCCCCCGGCACCTACGGTGGCGAAGGTTCGGGCCCGGATGGCGGCTTCCTAGTTCCGCCAGAGTTCTCGCGCGACGTCTTCACGCTCTCGCTGGGTGAGGATGCCCTGCTGCCCTATACCGACGACTACGACATCGAGGGCAACTCGATGGTGTTCCCCAAGGACGAGACCACGCCCTGGGGTACGGACGGAATCCGTGCGTATTGGCAGGCCGAAGCCAGCATCGGCACGGCGACCAAGCCCAAGCTCTCGGCCACCACGCAGTACCTGCACAAGATGATGGCGCTGGTGCCGCTGACCGACGAGCTGATCGCCGACGGCCCCGCGCTCGGCCAGTACCTGAACCGCAAGATCGGCGACTCGATCCGCTGGAAGACCAACGAGTCGCTGCTCTTCGGTGCCGGCAATGGTATGCCGATCGGCGCGCTGCAAGGCAATGCCGCGATCGTGGTGGCGAAGGACTCGGGCCAGGCCACGCAGACGCTGACCATCTCGAACCTCTCGAAGATGATCTCCCGCCTGCCGCCCGGCTCCTTCGGCCGTGCGATCTGGCTCGTGAACAACGATGTGCTGCCCGCGCTCTTTACGCTCACGCTTGGCAACTATCCGATCTACCTGCCGATCTCGGCAGGCGCACAGGAATCGCCCTACGGGATGCTGCTCGGCCGCCCGGTGTTCGTCTCGCAGCACGCGAAGAGCTTCTCGTCGCAGGGCGACGTGATCCTGCTCGACATGTCCTACTACCGCACCATCAAGAAGGCCTCGGGCATCGAGACCGCGACTTCGATGCACCTGTACTTCGACGCCGATGCGATGGCATTCCGCACGGTATTCCGTCTCGATGGGCAGCCTGCCATCACCAACCCGATCAAGCCGGCCAACGGGTCGAGCAACCTGTCGCCGTTCATCCAGCTCGCCGCACGCTGATTCTTGGGAGATCACCAACATGCTGCCCAATCTGAAACCGACCGATTTCCAAGCCCTGCTCACTTCGGTGGATCCGGCCAATCAGGCCGCCGGCACCGTCGCGAGCGCGTGGGTACCCGTGCAGAACTACCACACGTTCCTCGCGCTCATCGGCACCGGAGTGATGGGTGCGAACGGCACGCTCGACGCCAAGATCCGGCAGGCCCAGGATGCCGCCGGCACCGGCGCGAAAGATCTGCCAGGCAAGGCGATCACGCAGATCCAGGCCGCCTCCGGCGCCAACGTGCAGGCCCTGATCAATTTCCGCAACGGCGACGTCGACACCAATAACGGCTTTGCCTTCGTGCAGCTGTCGCTGACGATTGGCACCGCCGCCTCGTTCGTGGCGGCATACCTGATTGGCGTCGGGGCCCGGTTCGATCCGCCGGTCGATGCGTCGGCCGCCATCTCGGTCAATCTCGGCGACGCGAGCGTCGTCCAGATCGTCTGACCGTCCGTATCAATGCCCGAGATCCTGCTGCAGCGCCCGCTCGGCGAGCCGATTGATCTGGCCGAGGCCAAACTGCACCTGCGCATCACCGACGCCGCGCAAGATCCGATCCTCGCGTCGATGCTGACCGCCGCACGCGTCGCAGCGGAGACCATCACACGCCAGCAACTGCTGTACGCACGCTACCAGTTGGAGCTCGACCGCTTTCCGATGGCGGGCGTGGGCTCGCCGCTGCCGTTTGCGGACGTGGTCAACTACCCGGGTTTCGCGATTCAACTGCCGCACGGTCCAGTGGTCGACATCGTCTCGATCGACTACCTCGATATGAACGGCGCGCGGCAGACAATGGCTCAGGGCGACTACGTCGTCAATGCCGCCCTGATGCCGGCCATTGTGACGCCGGCGTTCGGCAAGATCTGGCCGATTCCGCTGCCGCAGATCGGGGCCGTGAGCGTCACCTACGACGCCGGCTACATGTCGATGTGCACCGTGCCGGGCAGCCTGCCGGCCACGCAGATTTGGGTTCGCGGCCCCGTCACGTGGGCTCTCGGTCAGTCCCTCCAGTTCTTCAATTCGGGCGGAACGCTGCCCACGCCACTGCAGGCGGGCACGCCGTACACGGTCACGGCAGCGAACGCAGGCCGCTATGCGTTGCAGGATCCGGCGGGAAATCCGGTCACGCTGACCGACGCGGGCAGCGGCACGAGCTACGTCTATGGTGGGCAAGAGCCCGTGCCCGAGGGCATCCGCAACTGGATCCTGATCCGTACCGGCTCGCTCTACGAAAACCGTGAGGAGGTGGCCATCCTCAATCGCGGCAGGGTCGAGGAGCTGCCGTTCATCGATGGTCTGCTCGATCCCTACCGGCAGAGCCTGCCATGACCGCGCGTATCCGTAGCGGCATTCTCACGCGCCTCATCACGATCGAGCAGCGCGCGACGGTCCAGGACCGCTTCGGCCAGCAGCAGGATGTCTGGACCAAGGTCAAGCAAGTCTATGCGCTCATCGAAGCGCTGAACGGCACCGAGCGCGCGGCCGCGCAAACCGTCATGACTGACGTGTCGCACCGAATCACCGTGCGCTATGACGCCATCTTCGCGGACCCGCGCGTCGTCGCGGCGTACCGCGCCACGTACAACGGGCGCATTTTCATCATTCAAGCGGCGCTGAACATTGATGAGGGCAATCAGATTGTCGAATTGATGGCGGCGGAGGGCATGACCAATGGCTAACCCGATGGATTGCATCAAGGGCATGGCCCAACTGGACGCCGCATTTCACGCACTGCCAGAACGCATCGCGAAAAACACCTTGCGCGGCGCTGTGAGTGCGGGCGCGGCCGTGATTCGGAAGGAAGCCATTTTGCGCGCGCCGGTCTATCAATTTTTCCCGCTCGCCCATCCTGACGAGCGCGTAGACCCCGGCCTTTTGAAGCGCGCCATCTATCAGGCGCACGTACCCGAGAAATCGAACGCCACGACGCAGACGTTCATCGTGAGCGTGCGCAGCGGTTTAAGCCAGCGCATGAAAAAGAAGGGCAAGCGTTACGTGAACATGGATGCGTTCTATGCGTCCTGGGTGGAGTTCGGCCATTGGTACGTGCCGCCGCGCCCGCGAGGCGTCACGCGCAAACAGCATCGCAGCAAGTATGCGACACCGCCCGGCCTGTTCGTGCCCGCCCATCCGTTCATGCGGCCGGCCGTGGAAGCCGAGCAAAAGGAAGCCGTCAAGGCCATCGAAAAATACTTGCGCGAGCGCATCCCGCAAGAGTTGGCAAAGCTCGGCGTCAATGACACCGATTACGAAACGTTCCTGCGTTCCAACATGCCGACCTGGACGTGACAAATGGCAACCATTCAGGAACAGCTTTGCACGTTGCTTAACGGCGTCGTGTCGGGCGGCATCTATCCGCTCACGGCAGAGCAAAACGTGACGCCGCCCTATGCCGTGTATCAGCGCGTCGCAAGTTCAGTTGAAAACACGTTGGCCGGCAATGGACAACCGCCGATCAATAACACGCGCTTTCAAATCGACGTGTGGGATGTGACCTACGCATCTGCGCAGGCAACCGCCGCAGCGATCACCGCCGCGATGGCGGGTTGGTCCGTGCAAAACGTCAAGTTGATGGATCACGACGAGTACGTACCGGACGTGCGCCGCTTCCGAATCATCATGGATTTTTCAGTTTGGCATTACTAACCCGCCTGCCCTCGACCACTACAGCCCGCGAAAGCGGGCTTTTTTTATGGAGCGTTTGAAATGACCTCGACCGCATTTTCGGCCCAAGGCTCGACCCTGCAAGTTTCGAGTGGCAACGGCACCGCGAAGACCATCAGCGGCGTCGCGCTCGGGAACCCGACCATCATCACGGCCACCGCGAACGGCTTCAATAACGGCGACGTGGTGACGATTTCGGGCATCGTCGGCACCGTGGTACTGAACGGCCTCACGTTCGTCGTGAAAAACAAGACCGCGAACACTTTCGCCGTCGATTACGACACCACGGGCGGCACGGCGTATACGTCGGGCGGCACGGCGACGCCTGTTGCCTGGGTATCCATTGGCAACTTCAAGAGCATCAAGGGCTTCGACGGCAAGATTGCCAAGCTCGACGCCACGAACCTCGCCAGCACAGCCAAGGAATACCGCGCGGGCCTGTTCGATCCGGGTCAATTCACGTTTGATGTGGATATCGACAACAGCGACGCCGGCCAGCTCGCGCTGCAAAACTACAAGGTGAACGCGACGCTCGCCAACTTCAAGTTGACGCTGCCCAACACCCACACTGCCACCTGGACCGGCTTTGTCGAGTCGTTCCCGTGGGATGGCGCCGTTGACAAGCTCGTCAGCGCGCAAGTGAACGTCATCATCACCGGTCCGGTCACGTACGCATAACCAAAGGGGTAAAAAATGGCTCTGACGAAAGACCAAATCATTTCTGCCGCCGACTTGCCGACCAAGACCGTTTCGGTTCCCGAATGGGGCGGCGATGTGGTTGTGCGCACCATGACTGGCGCGGCACGCGATGCGTACGAGGCGAGCATGGTGGTGCTCAAAGACGGCCAGCGCGTCGCGGACCTGACGAACATGCGCGCCAAGCTCGTGGCCGCCACGCTCGTGGATGAAGCCGGCGCGTTGCTGTTCTCGGGCGTGGAAGAGGTGGAAGCACTCGCCAAGAAAAGCGCATCCGTGCTTGAGCGCCTGTTTCGTGTCGCGCAAGACCTGAACGGTATGGGCTCCGCAAGCGTGGAGGACGCGCAAAAAAACTAGAGCGCCGCCCTGAACGGCGCTTCTACTTTCGCCTCGCGCTCGCGCTGGGGATGACGGTTAGGCAGCTTCTAGCCAGCATCGACAGCGCGGAGTTAACCGAGTGGATTGCCTTCGGTGCACTTGAGCCATGGGGCGAAACGCGCGCCGATTTACGGGCGGGCATCATCGCGTCCGCCGCCGCCAATCATGGGTTTGCAAAGCTCGACAAACCCTATCAACCGTCCGACTTCATGCCCTTCTTGCGGCGCGGAGAGGACAAGCCCGTTTTGTTGGACGACCCCAATAAGCAAACAAACCTGATTCTGTCCGAAGTGTTCGGACAGGGAAATAGCCATGTCTCTCGCAACGCTAACCGTTGAACTTCAAGGCAACGTCTCGAAACTTGAGTCGGACATGGCCGAGATGCGCAACGTCGTGCAGATGTACATGGAACGCATCGGCGTGGCCGCAAACGACGCATCCAAACACATTGAAGGCGTGGCCCAGGCCGGCCGGCAAGTTCAGCGCACGCGCGGCATTGATGAAGCCGCCGAGCAAATGAACCATCTGAATTTCAGCACGGTTGGCGCGCGGCGCGAATTGCTCGTGCTGGCGCATGAACTGTCGCAAGGCAACTTCAAGCGTGCGGCCGGCTCGGTCATGGTCCTGGGCGAGCGCATTGATGCGATGAGCCTCGTTTTCAGCCGCGCGGGCCTCACGGTCCTGGGCGTGGGCGCTGCGCTCGTTGCGTTCGGGGTCGCTGCCTATAAGGCGTATGACGAGGCGCGTGAACTGAACAAGGCGCTTGAACTATCGAACAACTATGCCGGCATGACGGCGGCAAACCTGCGCTCGCTGGCGATGCATCTAGACGGCACGCTAGGGCACTACCGCGACAATATCGCCATGCTGACGGCGCTCGCGGAATCGGGGCGTTTTGCGGGCGACACGCTCGTGGCCGCTGGCCGCGCGGCGACGCAGATGGAACAGAAAACCGACATCGCCGGCAAGGACGTGCTCGCGACCATCGCCAAGATTGACGACGGCGCGGCGAAGTGGGCCGAGTCGATGAACAAGCATTATCACTTCATCACTTCGGCCCAATACGAGTACATCCGCCAGCTAGAGGAATCCGGCGACAAGGAAAAGGCCGAAGCCGTCGCCCTGAACCTGTTGGCCGACCGCTTTGAAACGCTCGGGAAAAAAACCGGCATCGCCGCCGACTTTATGCGCGGCTGGGGAATGATTTTCGGCAACGTGTGGCAACAGGTGCTGAAAGTCGTCAACGGCAAAGACGTTGATGAGCGCTTGCAAGACCACTTGAACAAGTTGGCCGACATGCAGAAGCGCATGACGTTGGCGCAAGGCTTCGGGCGCGACACGTCAAAGCTCAAGGCCGCGATGGACGAGGAATATGCCCAGCTCAAGCGCCTGTCGGATCAGAAAACCGCCGACGAAAAAAAGGCCGCAGAGCAATCGGCAAAGGACCGCAAAGAAGAGGGCCGCATCGCCGCCGATGAGTGGATGAAAGGCTTTCACGAAAAGTTCGCGTCGCAGACACAGAAGCGCGCCAAGGAAATCGAAGAGTACACGCAACGCGCCAACAAACTCGGCTATGACCCGGCCCAGCGCGCCGCCGACATTGCGCTCGTCAATGAAAAGTACAAAGACAAGAGCACGTCGGGCATCGAAAAGGCGAACCTTGATGCGCAGTTGCGCCCGATAGAGGATTCGGTACGCGAGGAAAACAAGCTCTTGGCGCAGCGCGACGCGACGCTCAAAAAGTATTACGACGCGAGCTATCTGTCGATCAAAGACTATTACAGCGGCATCCGCGCGGCGACAGAGGAACACTTGGAGAAACTTCGCGCGGACTATGCGAAAGAAGTCGCGCTTCTGCGCGAGTTTTCCAAGCATGCGACCGATGAAAAGCAACGCATTGAAGCGGCGACCAAGGCCAAGGAACTCGAAGCGCGCGCCAGCGAAGTCATCGCCGCCGACCTGACGAAACTCAACGAGTTGACGCCCGAACAGGCCAAGGCCACGGACGCCTATCGGCTCGAAGTCGAAAAGCTCAATGCGGAGTTGGCGAAACTGAAAGGCAATCTCGGGGAAAACGCGCTTGAGACTTTCGAGCGCGCCCATGCTGCCCTCACCAAGCGCGCGACGGCAGAAGGCGACGACGGCACGCTCGCGCACATTGAAGAGGCAAAGCGCCTCACTGTCGCGCAAGGCGAAATGAACGAGCAAAGCCGCCAAGCGCAACAAATCCTTGAATCGCTGCGCGTGCGCGAGGACGGCATCAATCAATCGGTGCGCCTGGGCCAGACGAACGAGCTAGACGGCATGGCGCAAATCAGCAACGCGCGCCGCGATGCGTTGGCCCAACTGCAAGCGATTGACGAGCAAATGATTGAAATTGCCATGCAGTCGGGCAATCCGCAGATGCTTCTGGCCGCCACGCAGTTCGATCAAAAAATCAAAGACCTCGCCGCCAATAGCGACCTTCTCGGCAACAAGCTACGCGACGCATTCGGCAACGAGTTCGCGAAAGAACTTGATGCGGTCGTCACTCGCACAAAGTCGCTGCATCAGGCAGTCATGGACTTTGCGACGAGCATCACCAACATGATTACGCAGATGGCGTCGCAAGCGCTCGCCAAACAGCTATTTGGCGACCTGTTCGATTCCGCATCGGGCGGCAGCGGCGGCGGCGGTTTGGGCGGCCTCATCGGAATGGTTGCAAGCCTGTTCGGCGGCGCGATGGCGGACGGCGGCGATACGTCGCCGGGCAAGTTCTACCGCGTCAACGAGAACGGGCCAGAACTCTACACGGTCGCTAACCGTACCTACCTCATGGCGGGCAATCAATCGGGGCGTGTGACGCCGTTTAGCGGCTCTGCCGGGGCAGGCGGACGCTCGACGGTCATGCACATGAACATCACCGTTCCGCCAGGTACATCACGCCAGACCGCGCAGCAGCAAGCGGCTGAAATCATGCGCCACGCGCAGATTGCGTCAGCAAGGAACACGTAAAAATGGCCTTCCTCGAATCGCCGCGTTTTCCTGACAACATCGCATTCGGTGCTGTCGTCGGGCCGACGTATCAAACCGTCGTCACGCCCGTTTATTCGGGCCGTGAGGCGCGGGCTATCGCTTGGACGCAATCGCGCTGCCGCTTCGACGTGGGGCGCCGTTTGATGAACGCCAGCGACACGGCAACCATTGATGCGTTTTTCCGTTCCGTGAAAGGCCGGGCGAACGGCTTTCGCATCAAGGATTGGACCGACTACACCGTCACCACTGCAAACGGCTTGCTTGTAGCGACGGCGGCGCCGGGCGTGTTCCAACTTGCCAAGACCTATATCACCGGCACGCTCATCGAAACGCGCAATATCGCCAAGCCCGTGGCGGGCACAGTGCAGCCATATCGGAACGGCATCGCCGTTACTGCCGGCTCGTCCGCTGGCAATTACTCGGTGGATACCACGACCGGGCTCGTAACGTTCGTCGCTGACACCGGGCAGAACATTTCAAGCAATACGCCGGGCGCAAGCACGGTCCTGAACTTCGGTGCGCCGCTCGCGGGCGCCACGGTCGGCCAGTATGTCGGCGTGGCCGGTATTGGCAATTCGCTCGGCGCGACGCTGAACGGCAAGCTCTGGCAAATCACTGCGGTCGGCACAAACCAGATCACGATTGCGGCCAACACGACCGGCCAGTCGGGGACGGGCGGCAACGTCTCGCTGTATCCGCAGGCCGGCGAAACGCTGACATGGGCCGGGCAGTTCGATGTGCCCGCGCGCTTCGACGTTGACGAGATGAAAAAACAAATCGTTGACCGCAACGGCCCGAGCGGCGACCTCCTAGTCGATTGGGGCTCTATCCCCATCATCGAAATCCGGGTGTGACATGCGCTCAATCTCGACCGCACTCGCCACCCACTTGCAGGGCGACACGCTCACTGTCTGCACGCTTTGGCTCATCACGCGCAAGGACACCCAACAATTCGGGTTCACGGACCTCGACCACGACATCACATTCAACGGGTTCACGTACAAATCGGCGGGGGGCTACACGCACTCGCAAATCGACAACAAGAGCGATTTGTCTGTGACCAATTTGGAAGTGACGGCGCTTTTTGACTCAAGCGCAATTCAGCAAGTCGATATTGAGGCGGGTTTGTGGGATAACGCCGCCGTCACGATTTCGCTCATCAACTATTCCGACCTGACGCAAGGCGCCGTCATCCTGCAAGCCGGCACGCTCGGCCAAGTGACGATGCTCAACGGGCAGTACAAGGTGGAGTTTCGCGGCCTCGCGCAGATGATGCAGCAGACGGCGGGCGAGCCCTACACGCCCACGTGCCGCGCGAGCCTGGGCGACACGCGCTGCACCGTCGCGCTCGGGCCGCTCACGGCCACCGGCACGGTTACGAGCGTCACGGACTTGTTTACATGGCTTGATTCGAGTCTGACGCAGACGGGGCCGACCGTCGCCTATACCGACACGCGCGGCCACAAGATACCGACGACCAGCGCCTATACGATCAAAGTCGTTCCGCCCACGGGCGGCGCGTTTGTCGCTGACGGCGGCGTCACGGATTCGACCGGCGCCGTGTGGTCCGCCGTTGGTGGCTACCCCGGCGATAAGCAATACAACGTCGCGCCTGACGGCACTTACACATTCAGCAACAGCGACCCCGGCTATGAGGTGTTCATTTCGTACACCTACAGCATCGGTTATTTCGCGTATGGCTCTGTGACGTTCCTAACCGGCGCAAACAAGGGCTACAGCACGGAAGTGAAAAGTTTCGCGCCGGGCGTGGTCGCGGTCGCGCTGCCGTTCCCGTTTGCCGTTGCACCTGGAGACACTTACATGATTGTCGCCGGCTGCGACCGCACCTTCGGCACGTGCAAGACCCGCTTTAACAACGTCGCGCACTTCCGGGGCGAACCCTACGTGCCCGGCGCCGACACCATCTTGCGGCCCCAATCGTCATGATTACGCGCGCTGATTTTGTGGCAGAGGCCCGGACATGGCTCGGCACGCCTTGGGTGCACCAAGGCCGTTTTAAGGGGCTTGCGTGCGATTGCGTCGGCCTCGTCATGGAAACGGCGCGCGCGCTCGCCTTGTGCGATTTCCAATTCACGAACTACGAACGCAAGCCCACGGGCGAAATGCGCACGTACTGCGACCAGTTCATGCAGCCGATTCCGCTTGACCAAGCGCAGGCCGCTGACGTGATTCTGTTTGCGTGGAATAACAGCCCGATTCACCTTGCCATCTTGACCGCGCCCGACACGATCATCCATGCATTTGCGGTCAATCGGCGCGTGGTTGAGCATCGTTTTGACGACCGTTGGCGCGTGCAGATTGCCGCTGCCTACCACGTGCCGGGAGTCGAATAATGGCCGTTCTCGCCGTCGCCGCCGCTGTCTCCGCAGTCAGCGCGGGCGCCGCCGCGGCCACTGGCGTGATGGCGGTCGCCACCGCCGCGCAAATCGGTTGGATGGTCGGCGCCCTTGTGGGCAACATGTTTTTTGGCCCGAAGCCGCCAAGCCCCAAGATCAACGATATCCGGGTGCAAGACAGCGCCTACGGCAAGATCATCCCGCGCGTCTATGGCATGTACCGCGTAGCGGGCAACGTCATTTGGGCAGGCCAGCCGCATGAGCACACGTCGGGCGGCAAGGGCATGGGCAAGGGCGGGGGCCAAACCGTCGTGCGTATGTCGTTCGCCATCGGCTTGTGCGAGGGACCGATTCAAGGCGTGCGCCGCATTTGGGCAAACGGCAAACTCGTCTATGACGTTTCTAACCCGTCCAGCTACGCGCAGATCAGCGGCAGCAATCAGATGCTGTCCAATTTCGTCGTGTACAACGGCGACGAATTGCAGACGCCCGACCCGACGATGGAATCCCAACTTGGCGTTGGCAACGTGCCGGCGCATCGTGGGCTTGCCTATGCCGTGTTCAACGAACTCGACCTATCGGAATGGGGCAACTTCCTGCCGTCGTTCTCGTTTGAGGTTGTGACGGGCATCAGCAGCGTCTACGTGCAAGGCACTGTCGGCACGTTCACGCAGACGCCCGGCCAGGACACGGCCACCATGAGCGGCCTGTCGGCGCAAGGCGCCCTGTATATGGGCGTGGGCTATGGGTGGGTTGGCAACTACTCCGGCATTTGGGTCGGGCAGATTACGGCCTACGGTGGCAGCCAGACGAATCCTTACGGGCCAAGCGCAAATTTCTATCCCAATCCGGGCACGGGCTGGGTCGCGGCTGCCGGCCCAACTTGGTCGGATACGCCCGGCATGCTTGGCCCCGGCTCAAATGGCACGTGGAATTGGTATCAACCCGATGGCACTGTGCTTATCGGCGTGAACGGCCTACCAATGGGCGCTGCGGGGACGGAACGCAGTTACGTCAAACTCGGCAACAACATCTGGTGCACGTCCAACTATGGCGGCGGCGCGCATGTCATCTTTGGCTTTACGGTTGGGCCGTCCTTCGGACTCGCTTTTGCGACCTCGACGGTGCAGGCGCCGTTCAATATGGTCGGCGTTACGTCGTCCTACGTGTACGCGATAGACGGCTCTTACCTCTACCAGTTTCAGCCGACCACGCTTGCGCTTGTTCAGACGTGGGCAATCTCATCGCTTGGCGTTCCCGGCTTGAATCAATTCGAGTGCGGCCACGCGGTAGACGACCGCCACATTTACATGTTCGGGGCCGGCACCCTAAGCGTTTTTGATTCCGTGGCCGGCACCGCGACTGTGCTCGGCGGCGGGTATGGCGTGCCCGCATACACGATGCAGGTTGTTAGCCCGAACCTCATCATGTTTGCCGGTTTTCCGACCGACTATAACCATCCGCAGCTTGGCTATCTCGCCAAGACCTTTGTTAGCTCGGGCTCTACCGGCGTAGCGCTGTCTACCATCGTCGCGGACATCTGCACGCGCGCCGGCCTCACGTCGTCGCAATATGACGTGTCGCAGCTCACGGACATCGTTGCGGGCTACGCCATCACGAGCAATGCATCGGCGCGCGACAATCTCATGCCGCTCATGGGGGCTTACTTTTTTGATGTGGCCGACGCTGACGGCAAACTGACGTTTGTGAAACGTGGCGGCGCGTCTGTCGGCACGTTCGCTTTTAGCGACCTGGGCGTGGGCAACACCTTGGGCGACCCCGCCAACGAAACGCCGCTGCAAATCATGCGCGCGCAAGAGTTTGACTTGCCCAAACAACTGACGCTGACATATTGCGGGCTCAATAACGACTATCAAACGAGTTCGCAGGTTGCATTCCGCACGACGACGCGCTCAAACAAAGAGGCCACGCTTTCGGTTTCGATTTGCCTGGGCGATGACGAGGGTTTGCAGAAAGCGCAGACGATGCTTTGGAACGCTTGGCTCTCGCGCGAAGAGTTCACGTTTACGACCACGCTCGCCTATCTGAAATATGTCCCCAATGATGTCGTGACGTTGCAAGGGGCGAGCGGCAACAGCTACACCGTGCGCCTCGTTGATTGCCAATTCGACGCGCAAGGCGTGCTCAAGTGGACCGCGCTGTCGGAAGCGCCGGCAATCTACACCTCGACGGCGGCGGGCGCCGCGCCTGCGGGCTTTCCGAAACAACAGGTTGGATACAGTGGGCCGTCCGACCTTGTTGTATTGGACCTGCCGCCGCTGCGCGCAAATGACACAACGCCGGGCCTCTATATCGGCGCCTGCGGCTATGCGTCGTCATGGCCCGGCTGCACGGTCGAAATCTCGCGCGACGGCAACAGCTATACCAATCTCGTTGCCATCACGGGCGCATCGGTCATCGGCACCATGACCAACGCGCTACAGAACTTCGGCGGCGGCAATCAACCGGATGAATTGAGCGCGGCGACCGTCGTGATTGAAAGCGGCTCGCTCTCGTCAGTGACCTATGCCAACTTCCTCGCCGGCAACAGCGCCGCCGTGATTGGCAGCGAAATCGTGTACTTCCGCAACGCCACCTTGACGGCGGCGAATACCTATCTGCTGACGGGCTTTGTGCGCGGCGTCGGTGGCACGGATTGGGCGATTGGCAATCATGCTGCGGGCGAAAAATTCATCTTGCTTGGCAACACGCTTGCGCCCGTTGGACTGAATGTGCACGACATCGGCAGCAAGCTCTATTTTGACACCCGCTTGCTCAATATCTTTTCGGGGCAAGTGACCGGCAATCGCACGTTGACGCCGGCCAATGCGCGCGTGCAGCCGCTGTCGCCCGCACAGTTCCATGCGTTGCCCGGCTCGGCCTCAAGCACAAGCGACATTTCCCTCTTTTGGATGCGGCGCGCGCGGGTCAATGCGGCTTGGCTCAACGGCGCAGACGTGCCGCTAGATCAGCAGACGGAATCGTACCAAGTGACCATCACGAACGGCGCAGGCGCCGTCGTGCGCACGGCGACCGTGCTTGCGGCGCAAACCTACGTCTACACCGCTGCGAACATCGCCGCCGATGGTTGCAGCACGGGCAACACCATCAATTTCAGCGTTGCACAGAACAGCGATTTAGGCGTCCTGGGCCGCGCCGCAACGGCGACCATTACGAGGTAAGGCATGTCAAACAGCACGACGCTACTCGACACGATTGCCGCGAACCAAGCGGCAAAAGAAGTCATCATGAACGCGCTCGCGGATGCGTTGAGCCCGGCGTCTCTTTGGGGCCGTCACGCGAGCGCATGCAACGGGCTGACGTGGGCGTACTACGGCGGCAATTTTCAAATCGGGCTCACGTCAAACGCGATTGCCAACGGCACAGTAACGCTCACGGCGAGCACGACGAACTACCTCTATGCGGACACCTCGACCGGCGCCGTCTCGGTCAATACGACGGGCATGCCTACCGGCAAGATTCCGCTCTACAGCATCGTCACCGGCACAACGACCGTCACCAGCTATACCGACTTGCGCAGCTATCAGCCAAGCGCCACGCCGCCCGTCGCTGCCGTTGGCGTCTATGACATCGGTATCTATGTGGAAGGCTTGACGACCAACAGCGAAATTGTTTGGGAGTTCGTAGCGCCGCGCGGCTGGACGCTGCCCGCTGGCGCGTCAGGCGCCGCCGTCGCGCAGGCAGCGGCCACCGGCTCGACCACATACACGATCGCGAAAAACGGCACGTCAATCGGCACGATTGTTTGGGCCGCATCGGGCACGGTCGGCACGATTTCAGTAACGGCCAGCACGAGTTTTGTGGCCGGCGACATCCTTTCTTTGACCGGCCCCGCGACGGCAGACGCGACGCTCGCGAACATCGCCGTAACGCTCGCAGGCACGCGCCCCTAACCCAATTTCAACCGCACACAGAAACGCCCTTCGGGGCGTTTTTTTTCGTCTATCGGGAGCGAAAAAATGACAGTCGGCATGGCTTCGGCAGTGCGTAACGCGATGCTCAACGCAATCACCACGCAAGCGGGCGGCAGCGCAGTTATCACCATCTACAACGGCACGCGCCCGGCCACGGGCGGCACGGCGACGACCGCGCTTTGCACGCTCACATGCAATGCGACTTTCGCCAACTCTGCGTCGGGCGGCGTCCTTACGTTGAACACGATTGCGAACGGCACGGCGAGCGCGAGCGGCGTGGCGACATGGGCGCGGCTCACCACGTCGGGCGGCACTTTCCTTATGGATATGGACGTTGGCACCAGTGGCACAGACATAAACCTGAACACAACCACGCTTGTCAGCGGCGCGACCGTGAGCATTTCGGCGGCGCAAATCACCGCAGGCAACCCCTAACCGATTCCACCAACAGCAAAGCCCGCTGCGCGCGGGCTTTTTTTATTGGAGCCTGAAAAATGACTGTTACCGCGTACTACTCGACCGACGCGAGCGCGCCGACGCTCACGGGTGCAACGGGCTCGCTCGTTGCGTTGCTCGATGCAATCCTCGTCAACGGCTACGGCGCCAAGGCCGGGGCGGGTTGGACTATCGCATACACCGGCACCAGCAAGCGCGACTATAAGCAAGGCACCGGCTCGAATGGCTATTACCTGGATGTAGACGACAGCGGCCCCGGCGGCGGTTCGTACCGCGAGGCGCGTATGCGCGGGTATGAAACGATGTCGGCGCTTGGCACCGGCACGCAGGCATTTCCGACAGTGGGCCAGTCAAATTTCGGCGTCGTCTGCCGCAAATCAATCACGGCGGATTCAACCGCGCGCCCATGGTATGCCGTGGCCGATGCGACGTGCTTCCATCTGTTCGTGGATACGGGCGACTACGCAAACCCGTCGTTTTCCATGGGCTTCTCGTTTGGCGACATCTTCTCGTACAAATCTGGCGACATTTACAACACGGTCATCATCGGGCGCGGCGCAGAGAACTCGAACAATTACGCTTACGAGGCGCTGCCGACCTTGTGTTTTAGCTCGCATATTCTGGACGGCAGCTTTAGTTCGATATATGGCGGCATCGGTCATTACATTGACCGCATCTGGACCGGCACGGGCAGCAGTGTCCCGTTCAATAAGTTCTCTTCGCAGATGGCGGGCGCGGCGTCGGGAAATAGCTCAGTCGGCGCAATCGGCGGCAACTCGTGTCAGATCACCTATCCCAACGGCCCGGATTCGGCACTTGAACTGGCGCCCATTTGGGTCGGCCACTCCAACGCTGTGCGCGGGTATCTCAAAGGCTTGTGGGCGCCGTTGCATTATCGCCCGTGCGCGCACGGCGACACGTTCAGCGGCACCGGCAACATGAGCGGCAAAAGTTTTTTGGCGCTGAATATGTACGGGAACTCTTCAAGCATTGCCGCCGCCTCCGCCAACGACGGCCAGATCGTTATTGAGACTTCAAACACGTGGAGCTAAGTCATGGCCGCTCACGTCTATTGGCGCTTGCTCGTTACCTACAACAACGGCGGCAATGCGGTCGGTTTGCAGGAACTCGATATGCATTCCACCGCTAGCGGCGCGAACGTCGCCACGGGCGGCACCGCGACCGCGAGTGAGACATACAGCGGCCTGTCGCCCGCGAATGCCTTCGACGGCAACGCATCAACGATTTGGGGCACCGCTTCGCAGATCAGCGGCGCGTGGATTCAGTACCAATTCGCCAGCGCCACCAGCATCGTGGAATACGCGATAACGACGCGCAATGACGGCTATTGGAACCAAGTGCCGATGCGTTGGCAATTCCAGTATTCCGACGACGGCACAACATGGACAACCGCCGACAATGTGTTTGCCACTGGATGGGGGCAGAACGTCACGCAGACTTTTACGGTCGGGGCCAACGTCGGCATCCTGAACGGGGCTTCGGTTGGACGCCAGCTAAAAGACTTTCAGCGGGCACTTACCTACGCCTTAGTAAGCGGCAACGCCGGGCGTCGGATAGATAAACCGAATTGGGGCGGTCGCGTGTGCTGCCCCGCCGCGCCAAAGACGACCGTGAACGGCACAGTTACCGAACTCGGCAACGCAAAGCAAGGCGCACTCGTCATCGCCTACGACAAGCCCACGCTCGCGTTTCTTGGTATGGCGCGCACGGCCTCTGACGGTACGTATTCGATTGAATGCACCGGCTCGACAAATGCATGGGTTGTCGCGTTTGACCCGACCACGTTCCAGATGATTGGGTTCGATCAAGTGACGCCGGGGTAAGCCATGTCATACACGCCGCCCGCTCATAACGCCGTCAGCCCAAATTTCAACGGCAACACCTACACGCCGCCCGCGCATGGCGCCGCCAATTTCAATTTCGGCATCCCGCTCGATGTTCACTTGGCGAATGCGACCGTAAACATGACGGTGGCAGAGCAAAACTATTGGACATCCACGCTTGCGAACGCGACGGCGAGCATTACCGCATTTCAAGCCGGCACGGCGTCTATCCGTTTAGGCAACGCCACCGCTAGCATGACGGCGACCACGACGCCCAAGCAAAGCCGCAAACACCGGACGATTCAGGCCATTACAGGATAGTGCGCGATATGACGAGAACGAACCTACCGCCTTCGGGCGGTTTTTCTTTTTTGGGGCGGGGAATGGACGATATCAAAGACACGACGGCATTCAAGGAAGCTGTCAAGCAAGCGATCAAGGAATGGCTAGACGACCAGTTCGCCACGTTCGGGCGCTGGACGTTCTACGGCCTCTGTTCCATGGCGCTCGGCGGTCTGACCTATCTGGCGCTGACCTACTTCACCAAAAAGTGAGGTGGCCCGTGGGTGCAGTGGCTTTCGTATTCGTGGCCGGCAGCGAAGCCGGCTGCCATTGACCTGGAGCGGAGAAACAAGATGAACATCGTCATCACCCGAAAACCCTCAACTGACAGCGGCACGCCGGGCAACCTGGTCGCCGTCAATGCCGCCGGCGAGACCTTCAGCTGCCTGACGCTCGAGCTGCCGTGGCGCGACAACCAGTGCGGTATTTCATGCATCTGTGACGACAGCTACCGCGCAACGCTCTGGCACTCGGAGCACCTTGATTGCGACGTGCTGCGCCTGGAGGACAAGCACGGGCGGCAGAACTGCCTGATCCACTGCGGCAACTTCGCCGGCGACGTGTCGCTCGGGATGGAAACCCAGGTGCACGGCTGCACGTTGGCTGGCGGCCGCTACGGTGCACTCGTGAATTCGGACGCGCACGCACAGCTCGCCATCCTCGAGAGCCGCGCGACACTGGCGCGCCTGATCGCGTTCGTCGGCAAAGGCGAACACACTGTCGAGTACCACTGGGCACCGGGCTGCGCGCCCACCACCTGCCAGGACTGAGGGAGACGCTTCATGGACATCACCGGCATCGGTACGGCAGCGGAAGCTGCCAAGAGCATCATCGGGATGTTCTTCCCGGACAAGACCGAGGAGGACAAAGCCAAACTCGCCGCCTCGCTTGCGCTCATTCAGACGCAGACCGACATCGACAAGGCCGAGGCGCAAAGCTCGGACCCGTTGCAGCACTGGCGCGGGGGCCTCGGCTGGGTGTGCGTAGCGGGATATTTCTGGAACTTCGTGGGCGAACCGCTCACGAATGCGGTGGCGCTCGCGCTTGGCCACCCGCTAAACCTGCCATCGCTCGACATCGGACCGCTGGCCACGCTCACGCTCGGGATGCTCGGCCTCGGTGGGTTGCATGTGGCGGAGCGGGTGAAGGGGGCAGCGTAGAAATCCGGCTACAAACATAGGGCTAGCCGTTGGCGCTGCGCTAATGCCCGGTGCTGGCGCCGGAGCCCGAGGGTCTGCTGGCAGCCATCGTGGACTTCACGTTCAACCTCGGTTCCGGGCGACTTCAGACCTCGACGCTTCGGCGGCGGGTCAATTAGCGAGATTGCTTGCAGCAGCCTACATGCTCCGTAGGTGGGTGTTTGCCAGGGGCAACCGCCTCGCTGGGCTGGTCCTGCGTCGGGAGGAGGAATCCAACCTGCTTGCTCACATGTCCTGATCGCGTAGCAGGGTAGGCGAACAGGAGCATTAAGCATAAACTGTCCAGGTTTTCAAGATGAGATACCCATTATGTCCTGGAGCACAGCCAATCATGAAGTGATTCCGGAGCAGGAGTTCCTGCTGCCCGACAGCACGATGCACCCATACCTGTGGGCATTTCTCCAAAGTGACGGAGAGCCCTTCAAGGAATCAGTTGATGATTATGAAGCTGTGCGAAAGAACCTCGCTACGGCAATTTCCCGGTTTCACGGACGCCCCGTCAAAGGCCGAGCGCCCACGGATGAGGTTAAAGCATCTCGACTGAGGACATGGAAGCCGCTGTTTGAACGAGCAGGACTTCTTACCGTCAACAAAGACGGGATTTTGCAGGTTTCGCCGTTCGGAAGAGCAGTTCGAGATCTTTTTGATGATTTGGCCAATCGCATCACCGGCGCGAACGAACACCTTTCTCAGTGGGCAATTACGGTTCTCGGTCGTTACCCATTATTAAACCCTCTCGAAGGCACAGACGGCGGGGATGGTCCATACCCAGCTGACAGCGATTTGCTCCCATTTCGAGCGATTTGGCAGGCAGCCCGTCAATTGGGTGACCGGCTTCATTGGCAGGAGCTAAATCGCGGTCTCATGTTGATACATCATCAACGAGAGGTTGATGGCGTTATTGATCGGATTCGCAATGCACGAGCAGCGGGAGGGTCTGGGTACTTTACCGACCCCACACCGTGGCTGGAAAGTGCCGTCGCAGTTGATGACGGCAACCAGACCAGGCGTCGCGTTACGCCTTGGCTAAGTCGTGCAAGCTTCGGGGGACTGCTCGCTGAAGACGACGAAGAGACAGGTTTGTGGACCCTTCGTCCTGATCGAATCGCTTTGATTGACGACGCGCTGCGAGAGAACGTCGTAATTCCCAGTGACGCCCGCACTGATCGAGCGAGCTTCGTGCGTTGGCTCTCGGCACCGATATCCAAGAAGACGTCACCATCCACTGACCAAGAGGACCAAGCATTATTAAAAAGGACAGTTGATGCGGCGAACAAGTTCGGGCACTCAAAGATAGTGTGCCTTTCGGGTCTACCGGGAACCGGGAAATCAAGACTTGCGAAGCTGGTTGCCGATGAACTAACCGATGGCGATCCGTATCGCGTCGTCGAAGTACAGTTTCACGAGAGCACTGGCTACGAAGACTTTGTCGAGGGCTTCGTCCCCAGACCCGATGGGTCTGGGTTCAGACTTGTCGACAAGACGCTGCGTATGATCTGCCGACGGGCCGCTTCCGATCCACAGAATCGGCACTACGTGCTGGTGATCGAGGAATTCACGCGCGCAAATGCCCACGCTGTGTTAGGCGAATTACTCACATATGTCGAGCACCGGGAAAGGCGATTTAGATTCGCCATATCTCAAGAAGAGGCGGCAATTCCGTCAAACCTGATCATCATCGCGACGATGAATCCTCGTGACCGCTCGGCGACTCAGCTTGATGCCGCGGTACGACGGAGACTTCACTACGTGGACGTTCCGCCTTCAGACAAGGCGCTCGAATCGATGCTGAAGGAAAAGGTATCGCCTACCTCCCTGGCGAACCTTATCGCGTGGTACTCAAAGTGGTACACGCGACTTCCATTCGGGCACGGCGTTTTCTCTCAGGTAATCGACGACGAAAGTATCAACTCGGTATGGGAAGGCACCTGTTTACGGCTGCTGGAGAATGCACTTGGCGAGATTGACGAGATGTATGCTGAAGCAGTGAAGGAATTCCCGTGCAAGGCAAACTCCACATCAGTTTGAGGGAGCGAGGCTCACCTCAAGTAATTTCGCGCGTTGAATGGGCGAGATCGAATTGCGGCGCTGATGCGAATGAGCTGGCGCGAATCGGCGTCCTCAAGATTCAGCAGTCTGGCGAGTACCTTCTTTTGGAGCCCAAGACGCTGGTTGGGGTCTTCGACTCCCCACGTTTACGTCTCGAAGTACTTGCCAAGTCACCGGATCTGGTAAGCGGGCTACTGCGAAGGCTCGACGGTTGGAGAAAGCGCCTCAATGTCGATGACCCCGGCAAGCGGGGCAAGACCCCGGAGGGCGGCACTCTCTGGAACACCTTCGACTACCTGCTCTCCTGTGTCCATCAGGAGGGGCTGCCGTGGAAATACACAACCGTTACACTGGTCACTTCGGCGCCACGCGGAAGGATCAATTTCCGGGAAACCATCTCCAAGCTAACCGCCAAGGGTGTAAACCACAAGGTTGTCGCAAGCCAGCAAATCCGAAATCATTTCGCGCACTTTGCGCCGGCTCTTGACGCGGTAAGACGGAGGATCTCCAGCCTTGAAGCAGGAGATTCCTCTTTGCGTTCGAGGGTAGTCAGACTCATCGATTTGTCGGGTGATTTTTTGATCCCCGTCGATGACCTCGAAGCCAAGGACACCTTTGGGCTCCTGTCCGAACTCGAAGGACGTCCTGCGCTTCTCGCCCTGTGCGCCTTTTGCCAGCAAGTTCTGGTCGATGAAGACTACATACGAATTTCGCAGCGTATCGGGTCTGGAATTGCGGAATTCGTGGATATGGAAAAGCTGTGGGAGAGTGCAGTACAGATGCTGTTCTCTCACCATCATCACTCACCTGATGACAAGGTCGTCTTACACCCACTACGTGGCACCGGGCAAACACTGTTTGACGACGGGGGGCCGGAAATAGACCCCGATATTGTCTTCTACAGAGGAGCGAAGTCAGTAGCTGTAATTGATGCAAAGTACTCCGTGGCCACAAACCCGTCGGCTGCCGATGTCTATCAGCTGTCGTCGTACGTTTCGAGAATGAAATGCGACATCGGGGTCCTAGCGTACGTCGCTGACGGCCCCGATACCACCACGAAAAAGATCGGTACGCTAGACGACGGGCGTGGCTTGTTCGCGTGTTACCTCTCGCTCCGCGCGTTTGACCCCTCCGTGCGAGCTCTCGCGGGACTTTTGCCGCCCGAGAAACTTCCCGTCGAGGTGGCTTGAGATCGCGTGTGCAACCGCAGTTGCCAGCATCGGGGGTACCGCATTTCCGATCTGCCTCGCGACTGACTTCTGATTCCCGAGGAACACAAAGCTGTCTGGAAATGACTGGAGTCGCGCCCCCTCCCGGTTGGTGATGTTGCGAGTTTCCGAAGGATGCGCAAAGCGTCCCCTCGTGAAATTGTCAAACATCGCCGTAATGGTTGGCGCGGGCTTGTCCCAGACCATTCGTCCGTACACATCGAGATGCCGATGTCCATTGTCTTTCTTGTGGCACGGCAGCCGGAGCTCTTCAGGAATATCCAGCCGCCCACCACCTTCCGGAACGTAGGACAGACGCTTGAGGTTAATCTCGGAAATCTTCCTACGTTGATGGTTGGCAATTTCGGGATGCGCCGAATGATCCTCAGGTAACCCAGGCAGGCTACTCAATGCTTGACGGACCGTCACGTAGCTGCTGGGCGAGTATAGAGGCTCCAAGAAGCGGAACTCACCCGGAAAGTCCTTACGGAACGCCACAACGAAGGCTCGCCGACGAAGTTGGGGAACCCCGTAATCAGCGGCCTGCAACACTGCAGACGAGACCGTATAGGAAGCATCAGCCAGAAGACTGAGCGCCTCGTTGAGTTGGATGGCGCCCCGGCTTCCCAAGATCGTCGGGACATTTTCAATCAGCAGGGCCTTTACGTTCAGCGCCAAACCGATCTGCACGTGCCTCAAGAGCAAGTGATTTCTCGGGTCATCCGGTGCACCACGCCTCTGAATAGAAAAACCCTGGCATGGCGGCCCACCTATCAGCACATCGATGTCGCCGGCCTTTTCCCGTATCTGCTTTGCGATGGCTTTGGGGCTGCCTCTGGTCAGATCCAATGAATACGCATGCGGGCCGAAGTTGTGGACGTAGGTTTCCAGGGACTCTTTGTCGTTATCTGCCGCGAAGACTACTTCGAAACCCGCCTGCTGGAATCCGAGCGACAGGCCACCGGCGCCCGAGAACAGATCGGCAACGCGATACCGATTCATTGGTCCGCCCCAATCTGAACGACGTTATTCCGAGCTCGCTTCTTCCAGGCGGCGATTGAAGATGAAATTGAGCGACCTATTGGCGCATTGATGTCACCAGATAGCAAGTCGCCAACCGGCAGAGATGCGGAAATCCAATGGCGGTCGATATTCTCGGCAATCGCCTTCGCGAAGAGAGGAGGTACCGCGTTGCCAATCTGCTTGTACTTGTCGTCGAATGGGCCTTCGAAAATCCAGTCCTCAGGAAAGCTCTGCAGTAGCGCAGCCTCGCGCACTGAGAGCCCGCGATGTTGCTCCGGATGAGTAAAACGCCCGCACGAGGGTGTTCTGCAGCGCGCAGTTATCGAGACCGACGGGCGATCCCACCAAAGGCGCCCGTAGACATCCCGAAATCCGTCAACGGATTTGTGGCAATCTCGGACCATCTCAGGTGGCAACGCTGACCTGCTCCCGCCGTCAGGTGGAATCGCCCGAAGAAGCTTCACTGTGTTAGGGCGATGCTTGGACGTTAGGTGCATGGAGTCTGACTTGCTCGCCGCGCCAGCCTCAAGCGGCAGTAGCGCTCCGATGGCATCCCGGACCGTCCGGAAGTTGCTCGCAGTGTAAGTCGGCTCGGGCATGTGCATTTTTGACGGGTCAGGCGAGGCGATAACCAAAGCCCTGAAGCGTTCTTGAGGCACGCCGAACTCAGCAGCGTTGTGGAGCCTCGCACGCACCGAGTAACCCGCCCGCTGCAGAGTCTTCTTGAAGGCGACGAAGTGCGCCCAGTGCTTCTCGTGAAGAAGTTCAGGGACGTTTTCCATTACAACCACGTCGGGGCGGAGCTTCGACGCGATCTTCCCGAAAACCTCGACGAGGTCATTGCGGTCGTCAACCCTTGGGTCCTTCTTCCGATGCGAACTGAACCCTTGGCACGGAGCGCAACCAATTAGCACGAGCGGCTTGCGTTCGTCGTAGCCCCAGGCCTCCAATGCCACCTTCAGCTTCGCCGGCTTCAACAGGTCACGGGCGCTCATATCGAGCGCGGGCCGACGCAACATCCTCGTATAGGTAGCGTTGGCATACGGATCGACATCAAGGCCGCCCAACAACTTGAACGATACGTTCTTGGTGTCCGCCAGCATGAAACCGCACGACATCCCGCCGCAGCCGCTGAACAAATCTATAACTTGTACCTCAATCATTCTTAATCACTCGTGGACGGCTTGCTTCTTCGACAACGCGGTCTGACAACTCCAGGCTGAACTGATTGGTCGTTGCCAAGTAGGTACGTGCCTCCTGAAGGAACCATTCCTTCAGGGTGAGGCCATCGCGCGTGAGGTAGGCATAGAGCTCTCGCTTCAGTTCCGGCTCGACTTCGATGACGATGCGGCCGCTAGTCCCGATACTCATATGCAAGCTCATGGCAATGTGACGTCATGGATGTTACATTACATGAACGCTTCTCGCGCGCCAAGCCCGTCTTCGCCCGAGGGCTTACTGACCAGCGAGGCAAGAGGGGTGGACGTCCTGACTCCCGCACAGCGCAGGCTCAACATGAGCCGCGTTCGAAGTGCGGACACAGACACGGAGCTCGTGTTCCGACGAGCACTACACAGGGCGGGCTTGCGCTACCGCCTGCACGTCCGCGCGCTCCCCGGCACTCCCGACATCGTCCTCCCCAAGTTTCGCGCTGTCATTCAGGTCAACGGGTGCTTCTGGCACGGTCATCAATGCGCTCGAGCGAAGCTGCCTGCGACGCGACGTGAGTTCTGGTCAGCGAAAATCAGCGCGAACGTCGCGCGCGACGCCAAGACAACGCGATCGCTCATCGAGCTGGGATGGCGAGTACTGGTAGTCTGGGAATGCGCTCTCAGGGGGCCAACACGCGTCTGCATCGAAGATCTCGTCGACCAAACGATTGAGTTTCTTGGTAGCAGTAAGACTCTCCTCTCTCTGCCGGCACGCGGTAAGGCGACAAGATGATTTGGCGTCTATCGAGCCCAGAAGAAGCCCGGTGCCTGCTCTCGGGGCGGTGAATCGATGGCGATCTCAGCATCCCTTCAAGCTCCCGAATGGATCAGCAGTGGTGCGACCATCACTGGCGGCTTGGACCTGCTCGGCCTGAGGCTTCCCGTCCAGATGATCGGCGGTTCTCTGCTCGACGGGGTCACCACGGTGACCCCGTCGGTCCGCTATCTCGCGTTTCGAGCCTGGCTGATTCATCGATACGGTCAACGCGGGGGAGCCGATAGCTGGCAGACGTTCACTGAATTCGCTGCGCGTGTCGAATCAGCGCTGGTCCTCGGAAACCTCATTGAAGATCCGTCGATAAGCGGCTTGATCGGATCGGATCAGGCGCTCGGACGCATTGCGCTGGGTGAAGCTCACGTCCGAATCTCGAGCTTGGTGAAATCACCGGCATCCACGATCTACACCGGCCCATCCGACCAGCTCGGCATCAGCAAGGGCCGGGACAACGCCGTACCTGCGCTCGTGTTGGAGCGCGGTCTCCCGCTCGCCATGGCAGTGGATCAACGGCTGACCACGGTACCTTTCATCGAGCGCCTGATTCGCGAGGATGACCTCAGCGCGGCGTCAATTGACGATTTACGCGAACTCGGCAGCAAGGTGAGGATCGATCAGATTCCCGATGACGAGAGGGATTTCCTGCTCGCTGCGATCATGCCGTCCGCCCCTCGGCCGACGGAGAGGAACCGAATCAGGACCTACGCAGCACTGCTCGCGCTTGCAACCCAGCAGAAGACTGCACCCAGCGAGGCGAAATTCTTCGATGTCGCGTGCTCTCCAGAGCGTTTCGGCGAACCGCTCGTTGATCAGGTTGCGGATGGCTGGGTGACCTACTGCGTGCGAGACGCCATTGCGGTCACTCAGGAGGGTGTCCTCGCTGCAGTGATGGGCGAGGTCCTGGGCCAACCTGATGGGGGGCTCTCTGGCGTGGACCGAGGTGTAGTGATCGAAGCCCTCATGGAGCGCGTTGAAGAACATGATTCCGCGCTGCGTGACCTGAACCTGCTCTCCTCCGGGGAATCAGTGGCGGATCTGACGTTCAGGGCGCTGGAGGATCGTTTGCGCTCGCGTCTCTTCGTCGCCGACGCCACGCCCGGGGTCGTCAGATGGTCCGACAAACTCATCGAACCCCTGCTGTACCGTCGCGCGCTGAAGTCTGGCGCCGGCGCCCTGTCTCTGGCAGTCGTCGCGTGGATCATGGCAGATCTTCGAGTCGGCGATGCCGTGTGGAAGGATAAGCAGGACTACCGCAGTCTGTCGCACCAGGGGCGGCGGCGACAGGGAATGCGCGAGGTCGTGCTCCCGGAGCTGGAGCGATTCCACCGAGAGGATCGCTCCCTGCGCGAGGTCGCAGGGGAAATGGCGTTGCGGACGGTTCAACAGCATCTGCAGATCACCTGGTCCCGCCTGCAAGTCGACTTGAGACGCGACGTCGCGCTGCTGACCGCTGAAGGGAACAAGTGGTTCGCTCGCGGCAAAGGTTTCGTCGCTGGACGCACTGCGTCCCGCATCCAGCAAGCGCTCGGTTGGCTCCACCAGCTCAAGCTGATTGATGCGAACGGGGTTACCTCAGATGGTGAGATCGTTCTGCGACACGCACTGACCGTGTTGGCTGAAGGGGATGCGGCATGAATCCCCGCCTATTTTGCCGTGAGCGCGCATATCATAAGGCGCTCTTGCTGACTTACTCGTTCGATCCGATCTTCTTCGAGCAAGTCGCTCTTCCCGATCTCTGGGCAGGTCGTTCCAGCGATATCTTGGTTCTTGGCGATAGAGGTGAGATCGACACTTCCGTTCAGTCCGCCGTCGGGCAGCTTTGGAACCTCGGCAAGCAGTACCTGCTCGCTGGCGCTGATGTCGCCGGCGCATTTCACCCGAAGGTATTCCTGCGGCTGGGACCGAAGGACGGCATCGTCATGGTCGGCAGCGGGAACGTAACGAGCTCCGGGTGGGGTGGAAACCAAGAGCTGGGCACAGCGTGGATGGTTGGGCCAGACCACATCGACAAAGGAGGTTGGCTGCACACCTTCCTCGACGACGTGCTGACGTGGTGCCAGGGCGACCTGGAGCGCGACGCCGTTCGCCGGTTCAAGGACGTCCCATGGCTGAGCTTGACGCCGGCCAACGATAGCAAAGCCAGTCCCGTACTGCATAGCCGGGGGACAAAATCCCTCGCCACACAACTGGCCCGGCGCTGGGCGGGCCGACAATTCGACGAGGTGAAGATCCTCACGGGGTCGACTGACGAGTCTGGCGCGTTCCTGCGCTGGGCGCAAGCGACGTTCGGCGTCAGCCGCGCCACCATCGCGTTGACGCCCGCATCCGCGAGTTTCGTGGCGGAGAAACTGGCCGACCTGCCGTTGGAGCTTCGCTTGGTTGCGGCACCATCGGACCGTCCTTTGCACGCCAAGTTCTACTGGTTCGAAGGCGCTGACGGTCCTGCGGCGGTGATGGGTTCAGCGAATTGTTCGGCCGCCGCATGGCTCCTCGCGCCAGGAAGCGCTGGCAACGTCGAATCCATCGTCATTTACGACCGACCAGACGCTCAAGACTTCGAATCCGCACTGGGGCTGTTTGCAGTGCCCGGACAAGAGCCGGCCGAAATCCTGGTTCCGCGCCCCGTCCACGACCCGGCACGTGCCGCGCGCCAGCCATCGTTCGGCATCAAGAGTCTGCAGTGGGACAACCCCTCGCGGCGCATGGTCGCCGAGATCGCCCCGGTGCCAGACCCTGCCGCGCAGGTTGACCTCCGGCTTGGCGAGCGCGTGTTGCCGATGGCGCGACTGCACGGGCCAAGGGCATTCTGGATGTGCGAGATCACCGAAGGGCTGGACGCAGCGACCCTGTTTGCTTCGGCCATCGTGACCATGGGGTCTGACACCTGGGCGACGGCCTCTCGGTGGGTCGACGACCTCGCTGCCCTCGAGCATGCCAGTCACGCGGCAAGGCTCCTGGAGCCGTTCAAGGCGTTGGATCGGAGCACGAGCTCGGCCGAACAGCGTCAGATGCTCGATGAACTGCAGGAGGTGGCGCAGACCCTCTTCAACGACCCGGCGTCTTTCCGCGATCCTGGCTTCGGCGGGGTTGATCGCAAGAAGACGAGCGATGCGCCGGCGGAACCCGTCAATCCGGACAATTTGATCGTTCACCTCGATGAGTCGCGTGAGGGGTTACCCTACCTAGCGTCTGCGCAATCAGGGTCGTTGTCATTGACGGGGATTCTTCGTCTGCTGTTTGAGGCTGAGACAGACGAAGGTCGAACGCCTGCTGCCGCCGGGGACGAGGACATCGATGAAGGGCAGATGCCCGACACACCGCCCCCGCCGAAGCCGACTAACCAGAAGGAACAGGCAGGTGTCGCCACGGACGGCGCAGTCATCGAGGCGCGTTTCCGTGAGCGGCTGGCAACGCAGATCAGCACGTTCTTGACGGAAATGTCGGAGGCTGCGTTCGCTGGGCGCTGCACAGCCACGCAGATGGTGCAGGCAGTCTCGTTCCCGTTGGCGGTTGCATTGCGTGGACGTCGCAAGGGTTGGGTCCCCGAGGAACTCGCCGAGAGATGGGCTATTGAGGTCTTTTCGATCCTGTTCCGTGGCCTGGGGCCGGGGTCTAGGGGCCTCCTGCATGCCGTTGAACAGCGCTACGTCCAGAATGGACGAAGGGACACCTTTGACGACGTCGTCGGCGACGGAACGCTGTGGCTGGTCTTGGTCGCGACGCTGGGAGGCACGAGCTGGCGGGGCGTCGGCACGGACATCGACAAGGCTATCGCCCTCAGGGAAGTGTTCACCGCTCCCCAACTGCTCGCATCATCGACGTCTAGCCGCATCACGGGCCTGCTCGGCAAGATCCGCATCGAGGACGCCAAGGCGTACGTAGCCGACGTCGCCCCGACGGTGAACCGGCTCTTGGGGGAGATCGAGTACGCCCTGCGGCCGGTGTGGGAGTCGGAGAAGCTCGATCAGGGAGCGCGCGCAATCACCCACAAGCAGGGCGACCTGCTTTGGCGCGACAAGGTGGGATGGGCGGTTTGCCTCGCGGACGTCCAGAACCGAACAGGGCAGTCGATCAACGTCAGGCTCAAGGGTGTCGAGAAGTCAGTGATGGCTGGCTTCTACGTCAACGTTTCTGAGGTCTGCGGCCGTCACTCCATGTTGAGTGAACTCGTCGTGGAATTGAAACGCACAGTGTCGACGGCGATGACAGCAGGCAAGCAGCAGCATATGGTGTGA